ATAACTACCATTGGATCCTTATGATCACCTTCTGAAGGCCACGTGTATTCTCCTTGACCATAGTCATGTTTAATCCACTCATCACCTTTAAGAGAAACTCCTAATTTTTTAGCTTGATGACGAGCTAATACTTTTTTAGCTAGGTGAAAACACTCATGCGGTAAAACATCCATCATTGCAGCGAATAAGCTACCGCTTGCTTCAGCCTCGCCTTTTAAACGATCCATAGTTATCCACAAAAACATATCAGCGCCGCCGTTCATTACGTTAGACATACCATAAAGAAATGCATCAGTAGGTTTAGTATCATATGCCTCAGCCTCGGCCTTTTTTAAGCCTGTCCACTTTTCAATATCTTCCGCGATTGAGAACATACCGACTGCATCTGGGCCCAAGGCTAATAGAACCTCATCGTCTATTTTAATCTCATCGCTAATATCAAATTGCAACTTAACTACTTTAGTAACTACACCTGCATCAAGTGCTTCTGTTAGTTTAGTGGTATTCTCACTAATAAATTGTTCGAATAATTCTACGTGTTTCATAATATAATGTTTTGATTACAATGAGTGCCATGGTTTAATCCAATACTCAAAAAAAACTTTTTTAAGTTTACCAGACATAGTCCATATTTTGAATCTTTTTAATTCTATCTTTAATAGACTTTGCATAGTTCTTAACTTCTCTTTCGTAATAACTACCTTCATATCCAGCATTCTTTTCTTGTTCTGCGTTATTTGTATAGTCTACGTATCTTCTAAAGTCATCTAATAGATTTGACATTGCGTTCGAAGCATCTCTTAAAGAAACACTTCTTCCTTTAGGATCTGTTCCAATAATCGGTTCACCGTATTTAGATGTTTCTTTATTAGCAATTCCATTTTTAATTTGCTCAGCAACAACATCAATGGCCTTTAAAACTTCAGCGTCTATTGGCATTTGTGCTGCTCGATTTGCAAGAATTGTGTGGTATCTGTCCTTATTTTCTTTTCTAAAATCTTTATCAGACTTGAAGGCAATTGCTCCTTTTTTAGATTGCTCTCTTTCAGTTCTTTTTGCAGATGATGAGTATCTTGCATCTAGTACGTCAAGATCTAATACATACGCTCTGTCGGCTAATTCTGCAACTTTTGTTAGACTTGATATTCCTGAACCCCATTCATCCTGTGTACTTGATTTTGAGAATCCTATACTATCATCTCTTTTTGAAGTTGTTACTGTTGATTCACCTCGCATCCATCCCGTAGATAACCATTGATTCTTGCCATCTGTCATTGCAAGTAGTGTGTTTCCAGGAATACTTTTTACACCATATGAATATGACTTTGCATATGGGTTTTCTTTTTCATTTGTTGTAAAGTAAAAATATACAGCTCTATTTCTTTTTTCTTTTTTAGCAGAAATTGGATCCATTTCAATAATATCAATATCTTCAATTTTATCTAGTTGAAGTTTTGACATTGAATAAAATGACTTTGCTAGATTCTTTGGCATTGATTTTGCACCTGCTAGAATAGACTGTAGCTTTGAAGACTTAAATGCTTCATTAACTGTGTTATTACTTAAAGATTGTACATATGATTTAAAAGACTCATATATGAATTTGTCCTCTTTTTTGTTTCTCTTTGATTCAAATTCTCCATTTTGAGCCATTGATAATAATGCAGTTGCTATTTTTTCAGCCTTAGCACCCTTATGTCCATAAGTTGCAACTGTTTCTCTAGCATCATCAGGTAACATGTCAGCTAATTCCCATGGATCATATTCTCCTAAAAGATCTAGTAAAATATTTTTAGCTTCTTTTTCTTCTTTACCTTCACTTACTGCTCTATCCTCTTTAATTGTTACTGGATATTTTTTACCGTCAAATTCAAATTCTTTATCTCCAGCATCTTTTGCTTTTTTAGCAGCCGCAACAAATGCTCTACCTTCTTTAATTGTTACTGGATATTTTTTACCATCAAATTCAAATTCTTTGTCTCCATCGTCTTTTGCTTTTTTAGCAGCCGCAACAAATGCTCTACCCTCTGTAGTTACTGATTCAAACTGTAAAGAATCAAGCTTAATATTCATTGAAACCATGTCCATTGGTCCTTTACCATCTTCATAGTCTACTGTAGCCATTGATCCAGTCGGTGAAAATTCTATAATCTTAAATCTACCAGGGAATCTGATATTCTCACCATAAACGGTTTCACCTTTCTCAACAGCCTTGATAGCTTTCTTAATTTTAGGATGAATACCTTCGTTAATTGCCGATTCTTCAATATACTCAGCTAATCCATCATCACACCATCCATAGTCACAATCACTTAGTACCTTTTCAAGGTCTTTTCTTTTACCTTGCATTGTAATTACCGGGTGACCTCCACCTGGACCATCCATCATTTTATCAGTGATCTTAACTCTATTTTTCTTTAAGAATTTTAAGAAGTCTTTATCATCTGGATCTACTGCATCCATTTCTACACGAGCCTCACAAATCTTAGATTCGTCATAACCATCATAGTCATCATAATAGTCTTCATCACCTCCAGTATACCATGACTGGTTTGGATCCGATGCTGCTTCTTTGGTAAAATCATGTCTTTTCCAGTTATATTTAGCAGTTGTTACGAGCGCTGGAAAAAGAGGTTTTTTACCTTTATCTCTTGTTTCTAGACTTCCAAATGCAATAGCAATACCGAAATCTCTTAAAGATTTAGAAACCATTTTGATTTTTTTCGTAAGACTTTTATCTTCTAAGTCTTCTTCAGAATATCCATTCATTCTAGCAAGCAATTCATAATAGTCCATTCCTCCGAATTCTCCATAGCCTTCGTATTTACCTTCAAACCAAGAATTTCCTCTATTATCATACATCCAAACGTCAATTGTATTCTCTTTGTCAGAACCGATTTGCTCTTCAGTATCTTGTGTCATCCATGAGAATTGACCCTCTGCGATCATAAAAGATTCAGTAATTTCTTCTTCAGATTCTTCTTCATTAATATTTAATACCGACAGCGCTCTAGACCCTATTTTTGATAGTGATACTCCATCTTCAGAAACATTAAAATATCTAGAATTCCTAGAGATCCATTTTGGGGCACTTTTTGAAAATTCAGAAACTAATTTTTCAAAATCTTCGCTTGTAATTGTTGTTGTTCCAACAGTTGACAATATTTTATTTCTTACCTTTGCTGCAAATCCAATTGTAATTGCTGGGTGATTTTCAGTATATTGTCTTTTTACAACGATTTTCTTTGACTCGCTTAGATTGCGAGAAAATTCATTAAAATCAATCATTTTATTGCTTGTTTTATTTTTTTATATATTCTTTATAAATTTTTCAAATGTTAAAAACTCCGATTCATTAGTAGACACGCTGTCTTCTAATTTTGTTTTTAGCTCATTGTACATTCCATGAATTTGCTTAGGAGTTAATTTTTTAAATAGCTTTTCATCGTTGTCAAGCATTGCATTTCTTACTTGAGTTGCTGAAATATTTTTACCAGTTCTTGGAATCTCGAATAGACCAAAATCATCTCTGACTCCGAGATCTTCTCTATATTCTGGTTTATCTACTTGGTATGAATAAGTTTTAAGCCTATCAGTTCCAGTACCCCAAAGTACAGGTTCATAGCCGTCTGCCCTCATTGCATTAAACATGTGGTCTATACCAGCAGTTGGAAGAACATAAACTTTTTCAATAGGATACTTTGACTTTAATTGATTAAGCATTGCAATTTGAGTTTCCTCGTCATAAGGTCTCTTAAATGCATCCTCTGGTTTTTTAGTCTTTGATTTAATTAAAAATATAACTACTGGATAACCATTTTGTTTGTTAATAGTTTCTATTACCTTAGCATGTCCCAATGTAAATGGCTGAAAGCGACCAACAAACATATTTACTGGCTTTTTACCTTGTTTAGGGTAACTAACAGTCAGTGCTTCAGTAATAGGACTTACTTGATGTTTTAGGTTTTCGTGATTTAAAAATGTTTTAAAGCTCATGAGATTTGATTCATTGTTTTGAAGCATTACAACTGACTCTATTTTATCAACGATCTCGTTAATTTGAGACATTAAGTCATTGTTAATAATTTCAGTTTCTTTAAGTCTTCTTTTTCTAAAAGAACCTAGCGCAATTTTATATAATTCTTCTAGCACCTGGTTAGCTACTAACTCTATTGTTTTTTCATTAGTGATAAACTTAGTGTTTAGTGAAAAACTTGGTGAGTCAGAAAATTCAGCAGACTCAAATTTAACTCCAATATATTTGGTTGCGTTTTTATCAACATATGCATTAAATAATTGAGAGATTAGTTCAATATATCTTTTGTCAGAATCATTTTCGTTTAATTCTAGGTTTTCAATATCATATGTTGTAAAATATTCAACTAAATCTAGTAGTGCTATCTGGTATATGTCAGATGGTTTTCTGTTTTCTTTTATAAGATCTTCTCCTTGACATATCTTAAAACTCTTTACACTTTTACCTTCGAAAAAATTAATAATAATTGAATCAATCTCACCATCTAAATCTTCATTAAGAGCAGTTGAATTTAATCCTCTATTAAATATAGAATACATTTTTCTAGAAAAGCTTAGAGACTCAAACTGTGCATCGAAATCAGTATCGCTTAAATTTAGTAATTTTGTAATCTCATCCTTTTGATAATCAGAAAGTTTTCCTTGGTGTAAAATTTGAGGTCTTTGTACTTCTAGGATGTCAGCCCACTTTTCTAAGATTTTAGGATCTCTGATTACTTTCTTTATTAAAGTAGGGTCATTAGGACTCATTACTTGTATATGTGAAAGCATCAAATTATTTTTAGGTATTCTGTCGTACTTTATATTGACTGTTTTTGAATCGGTCATATAATCAAATCCAAATCTCCAGTCTAAAGGCATTTGCTCTTTAATATGATCGGGCTGTGATTCAAAATAGGTCACTGCATTTTCATAGTACTTTACAATTGTTCTATCAACCTTATCCATTGGTGATTTATTTCCACTCTTATGATAATTATATCCTTTATCAGTTTTTTGAACATGGAAAGAAGACGCTTGTATCTTTTCTGCAACAACGCAGGTTAGATTTAGCATTTTTTGAAAATCATTAATATTGCTTTCGCTATAATATGTTCTTAAATTTTGTAGTGCCATAGTTTCTTTTAATTAGGCCAAATCATTACAGTTCCTGCATCATGCCATTCACTATACCAACCTCTTTTATTAAGTTCTTTTTCCCACCTTTTGTCTACCCCAAATATTCTATTTTTGTGGTCCATTGAATAGTAGTCATAAATTCTTTTACCTTTGTACTCGTCTCCATTTTCTCCAGAAATCCATATTCCACCAGGAGAGCCATTGAATTCTTCAGATTGACTTACAAAATCAAGATATTGTTCTAACCATACCATCATTTCATCCCTATCTATAGATTTAGCTTCATTTACAAATTGTTCGAATATCATTATGTGTTTCATTTTACCTACCATATTTTATTATTCCTAAAAGTTGATTAAATGGAGCAAAAGTTCCAGTTAGCTTATAGGTTTTTCCTTTGTATATAAATACTAGTCCTTCGGAAGGAACTACTGATTCGATTCCTCCAATTCTTTCTAGTCTTGTGAGTTCAGTTTCTACTCTTTTAATTTGATCTATGTCTCCTCCTTTTTTAATCTTTGCAGCTTCTTCTCTAAAATGTTTATGTAATCTTTGCATTTCTTCACTTGGATTTGCTGCTACAAAATTAGAGGCATTCTTTAAAATAATAGATCCTAATTCTAAGAAAAGATCTTCAAAAGGTCTAATGTTTTCTTTGTATTTCTTTTTAACATCTTCTTTATCAAACTTTTTAATTGCAGCAAGTTGTGTCTTATCTACTAATTTACCAATTGATCGTAGATCTAAAGTTTGCTTATCGCCATATGCCCATCTTAAAAGAAGACCTTCTTTAACATCTTGTGTTAATTCTCCAAAATATTTTTCGATTTGTTCTCTCCACCAAGCCTCATGGTATCTAGATACTTCATCAGAATCTTCAAGATTGTATTGTTTTCTTAAAGCTTCAATTTTTTTAAAAAACTTATCTTTATTCTCTTCAAAGTTAATATCTTTTGCTAGCTTTATAATTTGTGGAGGAATAATCGTAAATGTTTTCCCAATATTTGCCTGTACTTTAGACAAAGCATCGGCAACTGCCTTTGCTGAACCCTTAACATCACCAATAATATTACCTTCACCGTCAGTCTCTTTAATGCCGTGAAATTGAATTACATCTCGGTCATACCTAATTACATTTGGATTTTTCGAGTAAATCAGCTCCATATTCATAAAGTTTTTACCATTGTTAAAAACTTCTTGATCTTTTGTTGAAAGCTTTATTAGTTGATATGCTAAATCCTCTGCTGCAAATTGAAAAGTATCTTGTACTCCTTTACTTGAGTGTCCTTCAAACTTTTCCTTAAACTCCGTAAGATTCATTGGAAATTTTAAACCTCCTTTATTTCTAGCAAATTTTACTTCACCATCTTGAATTGTAGCAAACAGATTTTGACCATCTGTCTTTTCAGTAGCTTCTTCTTCAAAATTTAATTCACCTTGCAGACCAACTTCAACTAATTTTTTAAAATCTCCAAATGTTAATGACTTATCATCAAATGGATGGCTCATATGGCCTGCAGCTCCGCCTTCTAATACAAGATCATCGCTGTTAAACCCTGATGCTTTCTCATTTAAAAATTCTTGGTATGTAAATAATTTCATCTTATTACTTATTATTATCCTAGCGATGAGGTCAACATTCCTACTGCTGCTCCGTAATCACCATCTGTTTTTGATAGTATACCATCAACCACTTCTTGGGCTTTACCTTCGTCAAAGTCTTCGCCAAATGCTTTTTGAAGAACTGTAAATGCATATTCTTTAAATTCTTCGTCAGACTTAATTTCTCCTTCATTTACAGTTTCAGTTGATTCGAATGCAAACTCTGAATTATTACCTTTTGAAAACTCATCATGTTGATCTGCGGGTACAATTGCTAGCATACCAACGTCCTTTTTTCTAACTTTTAAATCTGTAATAGCTTTTTGTTTAGCTTTCCATAAAGATTCTGCTTCAAATTCATGCTTTTTACCATTATGGAATGCATAAAATCTAGTTTCATTAGTTACAGATTCTCCTAATGCAAATAAGAAATCTCTATCTAATTCTTCACCATATCTATCGTCAAAGATTTCTTCTAAATCTTTTACAGTAACTCTACCTTTATAATCATTTTCAATATCGTCAATTACATCCATATGATCGCTTTGTAGAATGTCTTCGCCATACGCTGAATCCCATGCGTCAATAATGTCGCTTGCTTTATATTTCTTGGCTTCATTTGTTACAGATTCTCCAGCAAATTCTTTCGCATTTTCTTTATCTTCTTTATCCACATTTTTTACTGGATATTCTTCATCTCCAACTTTAAAAGTTTTATCTCCTTTAGCGATTGCCTTTGCCCTAGCCGCACCAAATTCATTACCTTCTTTTACTCTAGATTCTAGAATTTGTAAACTATCAAATAACGTATTAAAAGTGTTAATTAATTCTTGAGCAATTTTAGTATCTCCAATTTGGTCTAAGTACAATGCTGTACCTTCTACAATTGCAAGTCCACTCCAACTAGCAGCATTAGAAATTCTACTTGATTCATTATACTCTAATTCATCGGTAAGTTTTCTAGAAGATATGTTAACTTCAATTCCTCCTAAACTTTCAACTGGAACAACAATAGATCCTAAAGATCCTTTAATTCTTCTTGAACAAGCTGCTGCTTCTCTATGAAAATTTGCGTCAACCATCGCTGCGTTAAAAATAACTTTTATTGCTCCTCGAAGAGCATCTCCACCATCATATTTTTTAAGATCTAAAATTGCAGGGTATCTTTTATTGAAAATATGATTATATTGAGTTGCTACTTTTTTTGCATCTCTTTTACCCGTTACAATTACTGCCTCATTTACACTGTATGATTCAAAAGCAGGTCTTAGATTATCATCTTCATAGGTATCTGCCATATACCATTTATTATCTCTTTCGTCGTATAGATATATGAATTCTGCCCAAGACTGTTTAGCATCTCCTATAAAAGTTCTAATTGCTCCAGCATTACCCGTTAATGGATCTTCACCGTCATTATAGTAGTTAATTGAGTTTGGGTCTGAATCAAGTCCAGAACCTGCTCCATTTTTTAAAACAGTGTAGATGTTTTTCTTTTTTGATCCACTATATCCTTTCTTTATTAAGGGTAACATGTTTTCTGGGTATCCATCGTAGTGCATATATACTGCTTCGATGTCTCCTTTTCTATCTATTTTTCCAAAAAATGATCTTGTTCCTTCTTCTACTAGTGAAAGTGATTCATTTAAATCAGTGCCTTCTAGTCTTGAAAAGAATTCTGTTCTTTTTTCTTCTTCTAGTTCAGAAACTTTAGTTACTCCATATTCTGATAATAGATCTCTAAAACTCCTAGCCGATTCTTCTCTAACCTGATTGTTTTTAGATTCTAGCTCGGCAGCTGCCTTTTCGTTTTTAATTTTAGTGTATTCGTCAAACGATCGTAATGTATTCATTTTTGTATAATACTTTATTTTATGATTATGTTACCTTTTATATATCTCCATCAAATTTAACCTTTTTGATGTCATATTTAAACTTTTGTTCTTTATAAATTTTTTGTCTAGCCTTTGAGTGCCTCATTAAATAATTATCCCAGTCCGGTGAAGTTATATCATCGACAAAATCTATAATCGTAACACTGTCTTTTGATTCATGCTGTCTAAGTCCTCTACCAATAGACTGCCTAATAATTACTTCTGATTTAAACGATTCCGTAAAGAAGATATTGTGAATCTTTTTAATTGAAATACCGGTAGAGAAGGTACCATAGCTGGCAACGATAACAACTTCATCTCCTGCTTCCATTTTCTTTTTATATTCTTCGCGTATGTCTTTATCGGTTCCACCATCAACATAATAAATCGTTTTATCGCTCTCCTGTCTAAGCTTTTCGTATATTTTTTGGCCATGCTCAATGCGGTGGAAAAGTACAAGGGAATTGCCACGTACTCTGGAAATAATGTTGCAAATAAAGTTAAGGCGGCCTGGTGAATTAATAATATAATTTTGTTCAAATTTAAATACGTCTTTATTTTCATATTTGTTATGTGCCATTTCGCGAAATGCCTCTTTTGCACCGTCAGGAGCATAATCCATTTCAATAACTTTTACGTTACATTTTGCAATATGTCCTTCATTCTGAAGAAAATTTGCGCTTACTTCAGTAATAAGAGGTCCGGTATATGCCATTAACGTTAGCCTATCGAGAGTTCCTGATTTTGGAATGGTTCCAGAAAGACCATATCTATATTCTGCATTTTTACATTTTGATAAAATTGTTTTAATAGATTGAGATTTTGCTTTATGTGTCTCATCGATAATTACAGCGTCAAATTGGTCAAAATATTCATTTTTCTTTTTAATTAGTGATTGATATGTCCCAATTACTACATTCCGACCTGCTCTAATTGTTTGACCGCTATAAATTTGCTGTATTTTTATATTTACTTGATTTTTGTAATTATAATCCATAAAGTCTTCGCTTGCTTGTATTACAAGTGAAACGTTTGGGACAATAAATAAAATCTTTTCGGCTTTTTGTTTTTCTAGGATATATGCAACTGTTAAAAAAGAAATTAACGTCTTACCTGCAGAGGTCGCAAGCTCTGAAAGACATTTTCTAAATTTTAAAATATTAAATGCTGCTTCTATTTGGTAATCGCGAGGTGTAATCTCTGAATCTTTAAAAAAGTTTAGAACCCATTCTTCAAATCCATCCGGGGTAATTTCTTTATCAAATAGTCTAGAAATTCCATTAATTTTAAGTTCATATCCATAATCTTTACATATGTCCATAACTTCTTTCCATAATCCGGCTGGAATCCACTTATCATCTTTTACATAAGAAATATAACCATCCCACACTCCTTTTTTGACAAGTGGATTAAATCTCCACGAGTCAATTCTTTTTGTTAGTGAAATATTCAACTGTTCTAGTTCTAGTGAAGTTGCCTCATCTATCCTTAGTAGTTGATTGTTTTCGGTTAAACTGAGCTCCATTCATGGCACAGTTTTTTTCTTTACCTATTACAGATCTTTAAGTGCTAATCTGTTTCGGATGGCAAAACCCATATTATCTAGAGTTTTTACCGATTCTCTAAAAAATTCTAGTTGATTTTGAAGATGTGATAAAATAATATTATCGTCAGCTAAATCTGCTTCTAAGAATTTTTCTTTCTGTTTTTCTCCTAATTTATAATCATATTCATAATACCTAATGTAAGCTTCTCGATACCTTTCAGCTAATTTTTTTTGCTGCTCTTTTATTTTTACATTAATATATGCTATCTGATCAATTAGTATTTGTCTATTTGAAAGAACCATCGCAATAGTATCTTCCATTCCATTTATATACCTAAGAGACTTAGATAGATCTCCTATCTTTTTAGTCCATTCGGACCGTTGGTCACTTAATTTTTTATCAAGTGCTAGTATTTTTTCTTTACTATTTGTCATTTAAAATAATGATTTATCTTTATTTCCTCCTTTTTTAATAAACTTACTTGCTTTCAGTTTTTTCTTATATTTAGGATTGTTTATTTGGATATTTGACTCTTCATGAGAATACTCAGAAGCTCCAAATCCTAATAGCATTTTTAATCCTTTAAACCTGTCTCGGTCTTTATAGAAATCATCTAAATCATTATCAACCATTTCAGTAATATCTTCTAAACGTACCATAGATCTAATTGACTTGATGTAAAATACTTATCTAATTCCTTAATTGCAGGATTACTTAATTCAAAGCACTTAATGACCAAGTCATTTAAATCTTTTATATCATATGTATCTAATTTATTTTCTTTTAGAAATTTAGACCACATAAAAACAGATCTGCCTTTTTTAAGTTTTTCCATCATTTTCTTTTTACCAGTATCGTCGTTATCAAACATATACCTAACGGTTGCCATTTCATCGAACTCTTCAGTGTTGCGACCTGCTGTTGCTAACGCAATGCTATTAGTCATGAACTTGGCGTCAATTGGACCTTCAAACATAGTTACTGGACGCTGAAAGTTTACTTGCATAATACCAAATAGTGTTGATAACTTTGTTACTTTTTCTAATTCCTCCTTTGATAGCTCTAGTTCTTTACCAAGCTCTTCATATAATTTAGGCAAATCATACGTTAAATATCTACTACCCTTGCCTTTCATTCTTCTACTTTGAGCAGACATAATCTTACCGTCTCCAGTAAAATTAAGAATCCATAAACGATTGTCTTTTGTGCTAAATAAAAACTCTTCGCTTTTTTTATGAAGCAATCTCTTTTTTAAGTAGAGCCAAATCCAATCTCCAGGTTCTATTTCTTTCGCACCAAATCCTTTTTTAAACTCATCGACTGTTATTGCTAAGTCACTTACACTTTGAAATACTGAGTGTGTTAGTGTGTCTGCCTGTGATGTTACTGATCGATTGTGTTTGATATAGTCAATTATCGTAAATGAGTCCTCTGAATTAGGAAGTCTTACCTCGTGATCCTTTAGAAGGGTCTTAACGTCTGTGTGAGTTCCGCAGTTGTAACAATGATATTGGAGCGTGTCCCAATACATATTACCCCTCTTTTTAGTATCGTCATTATGCGAATCCCCACAATAAGGACATGCCATAGTAATTCTACCAGGCATGTCCTTTAGCATTTGCTTATTGGGGTTTGAATGTGCCGTCAGACATACGTCTTTCAGCGCTTTCATAATCTTTAATCTAAGCTCTTCAGTAAGTTGATTAGATGTCGAGGTCATTCAAGAAAGAATCTAGATCGTCTTCATTAGAGACATCAGTTGTAGTCGTCGAACTTGATGATACCGCCTCTGCGACTTTTTCTTTCTTAGGCTCTGTCTTTTTTGGAGCTGAAGATGTTGATACTTCTGTAATTGCATCACCTGGATTCAAGTACATTTTTAGTACGCCATTTACGAAATCGCGGGTTTCTCCATCCCATGCTTTATAGTCATAAGTTGCCAAAGATGGAGCAGTTTCCAACTCTCCTTTGATTGTACCCATAACTTCTTTGCTGCGTTCTGCTTCTTCTCCGTTAATAGTGATTGCTGAACGAGAAGAAGAGAATTTAGACTTATCATAGTTATTGTACTCTCCCTGTCGTGTAATAATCAACTCGAAGTTTTTACCTTCAAAAAGGTCGAATACTTGAGTTGGTTCACCGAAGTCTGGCTTCAATTCAGCGTCGATCTTTTCTTTGATTTTGTAACCGAACTTAAATACTTTGTAAGTTCCTTCTAGATCTGGATTTTGTGGATCCTTAATAATTTTAATCAAAGAATAATATTGCTGGCGACGCTTAAGCTTTTCAGAAGCTTTGCGATCTACTGCGCTATCACTGTTGCGCATTTTCCAGAATACATCTGCGATTGGGCATTTTTCACCAACTGTTGATGGAGAATCTACCAATTTACCGTTACCATTAGCATCTGTTAGCCAATGTACGTATTTTTGAATAAGAGAATTACGTGGATTCTCTGGATTTGGAACGAATCGAATAAGTGCCTTATAAGTTCCGTCTTTGCCGTCATCTGCTGTTGGTTTATAAACCTCATTTGCTGATGAACTTGCTTGGGGCTGATGCGTTTCTACGTCTTCTACACCCAAATTAAAAATGTCAAAATCTGCCATAATACTTAAAATTTAAACCTTTAATACTGTTAATGTTTGTGTATGTTATATACCTTTAAATAATAATGTTTCACTTTACAAGGACAAGACACTTATTCTTTTTTGAACTTATGCGTTCTAACATTCCCTAATTTGGGCTATTGACTTTTAGAATTTAGTGCCAGTCGATTGTTAGTATTAAACATCATCGTATATTATATATCTCTTATTTTGATAGTTTCACTTAAGTTTTAGAACTTTTTTGAAACATTTTTTCAAAGCGTGCATATAACTTTCAGGTCTTTGAAGGAGAGATAAGGTTAGCTTTCCAGGCTTCTAGAAATCATTGCTGTCAGGAAGAAAGCGTCGACTAAATCATCAAGGGGCTTTGGAATCTTTTTCCCAAACTCTTGTTGTTTTATCCAAGAATATAAAGGGCTTTTCTCTAGATTTTTATCCTCAATTCTATTTTCTAAAAAGGCTTCAAATAATTGAGACTTATTCATATTTCCTTTCCCAGCAAACTTCTTAATCGAGGTTGGAGCGATGGTCATTAGGTCTTCGGGTTTTAGAGTCTTAAGAAGCTTTAGTTTTAAGATTGCTGCTCCGGCAGCCATATCAATCATATTATTAGTTCCCATCTTTGAACCATATGATGTACCTTCAAATGCAATTATAAAAGGCTCTCCTGAAAAACTGTCTTGTAAAACTAAATTGATAATATCATCAGCCATCCTATCATATCTTTTTATTTTAGATAGCTCGACACTTGAGAATTCATGTTCTTTTGTAAAATCAGGCTGACTAACAAGAGTTAAATCTTTTAATAAAGACATTTCCTCTTGAAGAATTTGATCTTTTTTAGTACCAGTACCTGGCTTCATATAAGAAATAAAATGATAACGCTTACTCTTATCATTATAAAGACATATTCCCGGTGAATTAAGGGAATAATCAATAGCTAAATAATTCATTTACATGTTTTTTCCAAGAGCAGCGCCTAACGCAGCACCTACTAATCTTGAAGTTAAAAGGTCATAGAATACTCCTTTTTCAATACCTAAAACTTTTGCTACTAATTTACCAACTGATTTTCCAAGAGCAAATCCAGCAAGCCCTCCAAAAATAGATCCAAGTAGACCCTCATTAGTTAACTCATCATTAAATCTATTAATATCTACAATACCATCTTCATTGGTATATTCTAGCATAAATTCATCTAATGCTGCATCTACTTTCTCCTCTAACTCTGGGCTCCATTCTTCTTGTAAACCTTCTGTTAAAATTCTTAGATCGTCTTCAGTAACTGACTGCTCTGCTAAGTATTCGTTAAATGTTCTAATGTCCTTTCTCATAATGTATATATTAGTCTATTTCAAGTTCCAAATTTAGTTTGTTATAAAAGAATGTGATTTCAAAAGTACTAAATTCTGCTATATTTTCACTCATATTAAGATTAAGCTCATTTATTGAGTTCATAATTGGCTTTTCAAACTTTAAATAAGCAACACTTGCACCTTCTGCATCTAATATTCTTAGAGTTAAATCTTGAGTAAACGCCTCCTTAGTACTTCTTGCATAATAATATAGTAGAGTGTCTTGAAGGATCCAATAGTTTATAAATCCATCTAATAATTGCATTGTAACTGTAAACTGTCGCTCAACTGTGTTTTGAATAGGTACAGCTCCTCTGTGGTATCTAGTCGTACCGTCATTATCAGCCTGTGTCACTGGATCAAATGAAATTCCAGGAACATTAATACCTTGTACTGAATAGTTAACAAAGTCTATTGGTTCTGCCATTAAGTTACCGGGTATCTTATTTAGATATTTACGATACTTGTTAGCTACCTCTTCCGGAATAAAGTTTCTCGGAAACCTAAAATCATAGGTATTATTTCTACTATTTAAAATCATTATGCAATTTCAAAATTACCTTTAAAAATCATAGTCTCTTCACTGCCATTATCTAACGCAATATAGAATGTTGTAGTTGACATAGATCTAATTTCAGAAATATTACCTTGGTCTATTCTAAACAATATTTCTCCAGAATTAATATCTATATTTTTATTAGGAACATGATTAAACCGTTTACGAACATTACCATCTACAAAATTTAAAGTAATATTTTCAACAGCATCAAAATTGATTAACTCTAAATCATCTCCTCTTTTTTTCGCGATTTTAAATTTATAGTAGGATGTAAAGGGTGCTATTGAAATAACTAAATCTTCTCCATTTACATAGTTTGGAGTATCAACATCTTCAATTGTTTCTAAGACACTAGAACCAGATTCATTAGATATTTGAACAGAATTTTGAGTAGCTACAATATTATGTCTTTCAATAAAAGTTTTTACGTTTTTAGTTGTTCTAGGAATAGAAGCAATTATAGCATCTCTAACACTTCTGTTTTGGGATAGATTAGGTAAAGTATTAAATACTTCGGTGATAGTATTCCTTCCCGAAATCTTAACAGCTTGTAACTTTTTACCATATTTTCCAACCTTTGGATAGGTTAAACTTGCCCTCTTTACAATTTGAGTATTATCAGTTTCATTATAAATTCTCATAGTAACATCTATTGAGAAATTAACTGCGGTACTTGCATTCAGTACAACTGGTCTAAAAATGATTGGAGTATCAAAATCTTCTACCTGTGTAAAGGTGGTGTCATATGTTTTAATTTGACTTAAGCCAATTTGTTCATATTGCTCAACGTCATACATTACAATAATATCATCAGAACTAGTGTTAATTCTATTATTGATATATGCCTCAAATGCACTTGAACTGCCATCACGTTCTCCATAAATTCTAAAATAATCTCCATCAGTAGCTTCTTCTACAACGGCAGTAAAGTCTTGGTACTCATCTTCTCTAGATACACTAAATTCATTTTCTTCTCCTAAATAAATATAGTCATACCCCATTTCTGTAGATAACCTATCGATCAAGCTAAATTTTATAGTATAATTTGATGAAGGATCTAGATCAGAGCTTCCACCTGTATTATTACCATAGAAAAAATCATTAAATTGTGGATTTTGATTAGCCAGAACAGTTGGAACTTTAATCTCTATGAATTTAGCAAATAAAGTCTCTCCTAAAATAAATGGTTTAGGATTAGATATTTCGTAGTTAGATTGATTTAAGTATACTAATTGTGTTAGATTATTTTGAATTCCTCCATTGCGATCTGCTAATATTTGAAATAGAAAACCTTCATAGTTTCTACTTGCAAAATTATAACCGCTTCTTAAATGAAGCCTTACAGAATCATATCTTATAAAATTAATATCATTAGATGCATTGGTCTGTGAACTTAATAAATCACTTTCATTACCACCTAACCAACCTGAGTTATTATTAATATAATTAAATGTTTGATATTGTCCTGTTGAATCATAACCTAGAAGAGCCCATTTTGTGCTTTCTCCAGGAACTTGAACTGCATGATACCTACCTGATGAATGTCTAATATCGTTTCCAGTATCTTCATCTGGATTCGAAAACAAAGGATTCGCTTTTTCCGAAACATTAATTACACCACCTTTTAAAAGTAAAGAACTACTATCGTAATAATATTCAACAGATCCGTATGATGTTGGATTATATGTTAAAATGGTATTCCCACCAACAATAGCATATGAACTTGTTCCAATAACTCCATTTATTTTAAATAGACTAGGATCTGGAAGATAGCTTCCAGTCCCATCTCCTAAGTTAAACTTATATGTTTTACCGACTTGTAATAATAATTTTCTAGCAGCAAAGTTTTCAATGGCTATATATCCATTGGTATATGTCACATCAAAATTAACGACTTCACCTCCAAGCTCGTGTATTAAATGTCTCTTTGAAAAAGAATCTCCCGAAACAGTATCAAGAACCTTGATCTCACTACCATTATCATCAACCTCAATATCATAATTCGTTGGGTTGGATTGATCGTGATAGATGAATTCTAAGAGTACATCTTCATCGATTCTAAAGTATGTTGATGATTGTGCCATATTAAAATCTTAACCATTTTGGAGACCAATATAATCCAAAATTAATTGTTGGTCCTATTCCTATTGTTTTTTCGTTCGTTAAAGATACGCCATATCCGATTCCTATTCCTCCGGACCAGCCTCCTGTATTCTCTTTTGATCTATTGTTTAGTTTATTATTTATCAAATTTATATTTTCAATAGATCCTATAGTTAATCCAGGATATGAAGTTGAAATTTTAACTTGATCTATACCCTCTATATTTTCAATAGCCGCCCTAAGAGTTAAATTTTGATTAGCCAATAAAGAAACATTGGTTGAATTCCAGCCCTTTAGCGTTCTCATTACTGTTAAAGAACCTGAAATATTTCTAGAATTACCATTTCCAAAATCATCATTTCTTTGAAATTTAATAACTGCAGTAGAATCATTTACTTGCGTAGTGGTAGTTGCTGCAATAATGCTGTCTCTAATTTGAATTTCACTCATTAATAAACTTTTTACACCTTCTAATTCTTCATTTAGAGATAAAGCATCTATGTAATTAGAAGTAAGATCTTTGTTTATTTTCTGCAAATCGCTTATGTCAAATTGATAACTAGATATTTGTGAAACTAAATCTCCATTCTTGTTTTTAAAATTTCTAATAGAATCATTAGCAGCTATATAATTATTTAAATTAGTTTCTGCAAGCATTTCAGTTTTTCTAAGATCTTCTTTTAAATTATCAATACGATTGCACTGTTGCATCATAAACATAACTAAAACTCCTCCAGCAATAAAAGCAAGAGTATTTTTATCCAAAGATTTAATCCAGTTAAATATGTTAATTAATTTAAGCATGTATATAGTTATTATAATGGGCCGCCTCCACCTATGTTTCCTCCACCTACAATGTTTATGGTTTCCCAAGAATTTGTATCGGTTGGATAAGAAAAGGTAAACTCTAGTTCTATTGGTGCATTTGTTGCAAATGCCTTTGATATATCTCCACTGTCAACAATTGTTGTTACTGTATCTGAACCTGAAGGATTTTGAGACTGGGTTGCTAACGCTATCTGAGTAGTTCCTGGTTTTATAAAACCCCATAGTTGAACATCATCATTAGTATCGTCTGCCCCATAATTTAATAGATTAGCCCTTATTGGAAACATTATTTGGCTAAATGCATTCTTTAAATTAGCAAACCTTCTTAAGTTAATTAAAAAGGGATCGTTAGCAATACTAGAATCTCCAATTAAAGCATCATTAGATGAAACTTTATCAACCTGTGTAAAATTACTAATATGACTAGAAGTAAGAATATCAAACGATAATCTAGCCCAAACAGTCACCATATTTCCAACTTTAGTCATTCTAAGGTTACTTGATCCCAAATCAACAATTGTGGATATTTTAGTTTGTCCAGTACTACCACTTGTAAAAATATCATTAGTAACATATGTATTAACCCCTGTAATTACATCATTTCCTTGAGTTGGATTATCAAACCAAAAAGATTGATTGCTTAAAGGAACCATCCATTTATTATCTACATTAATAGGTATCCATTCGAAATAGTCGCCAAGTGTTCTTCTTGAAATAGTAGTATTGTTACTTAGTGCAGCTGTGATTCCAAGTTGTAGATTTCCTTGACCGCCTGGCTTCCAAGTAATACCTGGAGATGTAGTATTTGTAGTTCCCGTTGAATTTAAATAAATTTTTTCGGAAACAACTGCCCTATCATTTAATCTAATAACACTTGAAATAGAATCAGTTCCACCAAAAACTCCACCTATATTTACCTTTTCAACACCGCCTAATGTAATACTTGCTTCATTATTAGCAGAATTTGCATAATCAGAATCACCCTGTATAGAAATATATGAAGTTTTTGAAGGGTTTGATAATCTATTAAAATCTACCCATGCTCCATCTCCATGATAGCCCTCATACTTGTCTTTAGATGTGTTAAATCTAATAATACCAACATCGGGAATTGGTCTTTCTGCAGTTGTACCGTTAGGAATTAGTATTCCTCCATTACCGGTAAAACTTGATAAATTTCCACCAACTGATAATTCTCCACCAACATCTAAATCTGCATTAATGGTAACATTATTATTAAAAACCGAGGTACCATTAAATATAGAATTAGGATCTATAGTTACGTCTCCTCCGGCTAAAAAGTTAACTCCATTGCTATTTGCTATTTCAATAGATTGGTATCCATTTAAAGAAATAACTTGAGACTGTATTGACAATTTAGTTGATGTTGAACCTGTTTCTGGTTGAATAATCCAATTAGTACCTGGAGTACCGTTACCATTATAATCACTCGTAGATTCTCCTCTAATAGTTAGATTTTCTAAATTATTTCCATAAGGTAACCATTTCTGAACATACGAAAAAACACTACTTTGTCCGATGGTTAATTGAGAGTTGACATCAATATCTCCATTATTTATACCTTCTTCATATAAAGTATCACCAATAAAGACGGCAGTTTCTTCAGCATTAGTGTCATCTTTTGGCTTAACTATAAATGCATTATGCTGTGAATGCTGCATTCTATCCCAATAGTTTATAGAAGATCCTTGATCTCCTTTAACGCCTTGATCTCCTTTAACACCTTGATCTCCTTTAATGCCAGAAGCACCAATAGATCCAGAGTCTCCTTTAACTCCTTTAGGTCCTTCTTTACCGCCATTGGTAAGAATTTGGTCAAAGTTATAATTTACTTTTTCCCACTTAATAAAATCGGTATCACTAGGATACAATATTTCTTTAATATTGATTGGCATTTTATGCTTGTATTTTTATCAAAGCTCTCAAGCTATAAGTGTAGCCTAGCTTTTTATTATATATTAGTCTAAAATTCAGTGGCTTTTGACCATGCATTCTATATGTAAAGTCAGAGTCTTTTTCATATCCATTATCAATTAAAGATAGATCTTGCGTTGATATTATTTCAGATGGAATTCCTTTTCTCTTCTTAGAAAAAATATTTATATTGTCTATAGAATATAAATTAACCATATTATTTAAAGCATATGATAGAACGTCGTCATTTATTGTTGTTTGATCTCCTTCTGATTTTTCAGGAGATACAAACTTTTCTATCGTTTTATTTAAACCATCTTCCCCAATAATTTTAGAAACTAAATCTTCCATGTAAAAATCTACAATTATCTGAGAATCATCTTCAAAAAATACAATATCTGTTTCATTAGATCTATTTTTAACAATAAAATCTAGTTCTGATGCTGAACTGACATTCGACGTAGTAAAGCTATATATGCTATATGAAGGCTTATATTTAATAACAGTAGATCCTAAATATGATTTTTCTTCTAACGTCTCTACAGTACCCGGTAAGTAATCTATTTCTCCACCTGCCCTAGATCTAATATAATAACCATCTTCCCATGATGATTTAAATACATTAATATCTCGCTTATCAATAGCAGTCTCACCTATTAAAGGATATTGAGGTAAATATTTACTACTTTCTGTAAGTTTAGTAACTCCAATTGTATTAATATCATTTACCTTGTGATAAAAATGATTTTTAATTAAACCCCACTCTGAATCGTGTTTCCCTTTATCAGAAATAAATCCTACGTTAAATGCAACTCCTAATCGATTATACCTATTGTAAAACGCAAGAGATTTATTAACATCGTAGTTTGTAGATAGATTAAGTTTATAGTAAGGCTCTTTTAAATTTTTAAATAAAGGATCGTATTCTCTTTGATCTCTAATGACTTTGTTAAACGAGTAAATATCAGTAAACGTAACAACCGGAGTCAAATCAACCGTATATTTTCCATTATGTCTAATCAAGAATGGATAATATTTTTGTCCTTCTTCTAAAGTATATCCTATTGTTTCCTTTTTTAGCTTATAGCTCTTTGGAGTATCTGTGTCTATTTCAGAAATTATACTCGAGTTCTTTATTATTTCATTACCATCATCAATTCTAACTCTAAATTTATTAGATATTTCATTTCCAAAGGAATCGATAATAGTATATTTTATATCTTCTGATCCAGTATTTATCTTATCAAATACATTGCTTGCAGAAAGTTGCGATAATAATATTTGGTGAGCGTTTACTCCACCACCCTCATATGTATACGATGCGTTAGACTGTGCCTGAATAGGAATTGTATATGGATTAACGACTTGAATTACTCCATTTTGATCGTAGTAGTAAGGTACCCCAGAAACTTGAATTTGATCTACACTTATAACTTTAACAACATCTAAATAATAATAAGTTCCAAATCCATAATCTATTTTTAACCTACCATAGCTTCCATCTTCAGTAGATGCCATCTGTGTATCAAATGCAGGTAAACTTCCATCATTATGTGGAATTCCATTTAATATATATGGGAACGCTGAAGGAGACCAGTTGATAGAAGAAACCTCAATCGCACCGTCGATTCCAACATCTGCATATCTATAGAATGGCTGACCATTTATATCGTTGTCTAAAACTATTTTATGTTGAAGTTCATATAGGTATTTTCTGTTTAAGTAATCACCGATAAAAGAGTCTTCAATATTAAGCTGTATATAGAAAATAACATACTTGAATTTCTCGTTCTTAATAAATTCATACTGTATGCTGTTGGTATTAGATGAATTATTTACTTTTACAATTGTACTAAACTTATAACCATTAAACTTAGAATTTTTAACAGATTCCGAATTATTTGAATTTAAGTCTTTCTTTTCTTTAAAGGTAAACTTTAAACCTTTAAATATGGTACTTGCAAAATCATCAGTTGATCCTCCTGATATAATGGTATATTTTTTTGATAGATTAGTTTTTGTAAAGAAAACCGTGCTTAATGTAGCATTTGGATCACTAGGATCTTCAAATTCAACCGTAAGCTCTCTACCGTCATTAACCATGAATAGATCAAAATAGTCATTATCAACATCTATAAATGTTGATCTATCTAACTCAAATCCTTCAACAAAATTAATATAACTAAAACCATCATTATGCATATCGTACGTGAAATATTCAGGCCATTGATCTAAATAAAACCACTCATGTGTAAATGCATCTCTATTTCTACCCTCAACTCTAATATCTGGAGAAAAATTAGTTCTACCGAACGCTTCATTTGTATTTAAATAATAAGGTTCTTCTCTAACATTTAAAGTATCTTTTAATACCCACTTATTAATGTTAGGAACAACTCTCGAATTAGTTGAAAATTCTTTTAGGTAATTTTCCTTTAATCTATCATATTCTGAATATATCTTTTCAAGATTATCCTCTTTTGAATCTTCGTCCTTTAATATTGGTAAAAGATTTGAAAAATATTCTCTAGGATTTAATCCAAAATCAGAAGATAATATTTCACTTTGATCTAGATTACCAATACTTGAATTTTCATATGGCGCATAATTAATATTTTCACGAGTTTCATAATTTAATTCCTTTAGTTCGGAATTAGAGGTATCATAAAAATCAAAATTCATGTCATATATGTCATATGCTGAAAATAAACCTAGATAGATCTTGTTTTTAACATATGCTAAATAATCTCCAGAGACTAAATCATTCTTTGATTCTAAAATTAATTTGTAGTAATTATCTTTTAAGTCGGGATCTTCAACAATATCTAAAACTTTATTATACCTTTCTTTATATTTAGTAGGTAAGTAGTCTCCAATTTCTATTTCAGATATAACATCACTATTAACATATACTGATTTTTTTGAAGAGTGGCCTCCTGTAAAATAATAGGAAGTATAGTAATCTAGAACATCATTACTTAATTCTAAATTGTTATTGACGTCCATTAAATCAGATTCTAGAAATTGAGTACCATTATTATTAGAAATCAATATTGTAGAATCCATTAATTTATATCCATCAACATTATTTAATATGAAAATATTATTGTCAATGTTGTACGCATCATAATCTGTATTATTTCTAATTATACCAGCAATTGAAAACGCAATGTCTGAAAAACTACCAAGTGCTGAAAACCTATTAGAAGTAAATCCTTTTTTAGGAATATTACCAGAATTATCGGCATAAAATATTCCTTCTAACTGATTAACATTTGTGTATATCTCTTTAGATGCGATAATACTAGAAACTGTTGTAACATTTATATTATTATCAACTAAGCTTGTAAGTCTTTCCCTAATCACTACGCTTTCTGCTAGATCACTAGATTCTAAACTTAAACTATATCTAGCATAGAAATTTAGAGTTTGCTGAGGATAGTTTTGAGGATTAACCGGAATGTCAATCCACTTAGAATTTAATGATAACCAAGTAGAATTTGAATCTTGTCCAGAAGTAAATTCAATATAATTACCAAATTCATCAGAAATCGATATAGTTTCGTTTCCTACATTTTTTATAATCTTAAACCTAACCGCCTCTTTTTTAACTTTACTAACTCTAATAATATCATTACTATTTGGAGTATCAACAACTTGTAATTTAATAAAGTCTTTACCTGCTTTTTGGTTTTCAATAATAGATAATGATTTATTCTTACTGGTAATACCAAGCATCGAATTTATTTCTGAGTCAGTTGCTTTTATAGAAACATTATATCTTGAAGCGGTATACGCATTTGCAGCATCTAAATTATAGAATTTTTGATTTAATCTGGCATATGATAATACCCCAGCATTTTGAAGTAGTTTATATTCAGGTATACAGAATGTCGGATCTTCTCCTCCTAAATATGAGTCTAATGACTTAAATTTAATTAGTCCATTTTTTATATAAGCTATCTCTCCAGTACCTGAATCAAAATCATCTACATATAGTCCAAAATATCTATTTACAGAATAGTCTTTTGCATCCTCATCATTAAACATAAACTCTAAGTTTACTAGATTTGCACATGCAACTTTATTTCTTCTAAATCCATCAGTTATAAAATCATTCTCATCTATTAATGGAGAATCCTTTTTAACAAAATCATCGTATATAAACTCTGGCTTATTAACAAAACCTCCTTTTAATAAATCAACCCCATTAAAAGTTGAACTTTCTCCTTCCTCCATAGTGATAGTTAATGGAGTTTCAGGGAAAAACTCATCCTGTACGTGCGATCTTAAATATTTACCAATCGATGAGGAATTACTTAAATCAAAAACTTTAACAATTTTAGAATTTCTTGTAATTTTTGTAATTCTATCTAATTTATCATCAGATAAATCCGTGAAATTAGTTTTTGGAAGAGGATCTTCTACTCTGTAGATAACAAATTTCGTTGGAAGATTATTATCTAACCAAATAGGTGCCATCATTCTATAATCTTCACTATACAGCTTAGAAGAATTAACACGAGTACCGTAATGATAATCTTCCTCAAATTGTTTAGAATAATCATCTAAAACCGAGTAATCAGAATAATTTCTTTTAGTATCAAATGTAGAATCTATCGGAGTAGACGTATTTCTATAATATGATGCTAAATCATAAGAAAACTTAGAACTAGGACTTAATTCATATTTTTTATATCTAGAATCGGCGAGCCCTCTATTCGCATTTATTGAATCAAAATATATTCTATCCTCGCTATCTACTACTAACTTAACATTAGTACTGAGTTTTGGATTAGTTCTCAATAGAGGCTTAGATAAATTATCTAGCTTGTAATTTTTTTCAGCTTTTAAATTTGGCCCAGGATTTTCTGGAATGGCCTCTTCTATATATGGAAGCGTGTATTCTAATCTATTAGAATCATTACCACAATCTAAACAAGAACTATATAAGTTCAGTGTAGATTCACTAAATATTCCTAAAGTTGTAGCATCTGAAAATTCTACTAAGTCGTAATAATTTTCTAAAAGAACCTTTGCTTCATATTCAGTGTTAGCTATAATTCTATGAACATATTCAACACACCCACATATGTTTTTAGAAAAAACAGTCCTAGATTGACCATTTATATAATCAATGAAATCAGATATGTAATTAGTCTCATTAATTCCATGCTTACCATCTATTAGATACAATGGATATGAATTTGCACTCTGTCCAATTGTATTGGGTCCACACTTATAAAAAGCATAATATACTTTATATCCTCCAGTGTTTAGGTCTACTGTACTATATTTAGGATCTCTTGTCACGCTTGGGCATTCTTTACCTTCCCAAATAGAACCTGAATAACTAGGAACTGAACCTCCGTTAATGTCATTCCCTATGTAATGAGATCCTGTCCAAATAAAATATTGATTAGGAGAAATGCTGCCATCTGCAGCTCCTATTACATCATAATCAATAAGCTTGTTGTAATTTGAATTTTCAGCACCAGAAGGATCTGTATATAAATAGATGTTATTTTTTACTATGGTGAGTAGGTCCAATGGAGAACTAGACATATAGAATACTTCAACATCGATCTTAGGATAATGACAAAAACCAACAAACTCAGAAGCGCTATTACATTGAGATACTTGTATTGTTTTTTGCTGTAATACTGGATCTCCTGCAGTTGCACATGAAATAGTAGTAGGTAGCCAATTTTGTTGAAATTGATCCCAAAAGTAACCATAATCGACTGAAGTCGAATACATCCCTGAAGTAGCAACGTTCGTCGTATGGTTATTATCATAGAAATTTTGAACGGCGTCTTCTGGAGTGCTAAAGATGCTTATACTATTATTAACTAACTCATCTATGGTATTATAGGAAGGGCCTCCAGGGCCAGTGTAATAGTAGTATGGATTATTTAAAGGACTAGAACAAAAAGTACTAGAAGTCGTTGCATATAAAAGATTAATTTGAATACCTGAAGAACCTGGACATAATAGTGGTGTCCATCCTGCAGCATCAGGTTGAGTTCCAGGATCTATTGAAGGAACTAAAACTAAATTATTTTGGCTGTAGTCTGTTTGACTACCTCCTGCCATTAACCAAACACTACTAGTTCCATTACCATTAATGTAAAATTCAGATATAGAGTCTCCGTAAGATCCAGGGTATAAAGGTTCTAATCCAAATGTAGAATATACAGCAGGATCAGTTAAATTAGGTACATTTGCAGCGGGTGGTTCTCCAACTGGATTTGGGAAAATTAATAAATTAATAGAACCTTGAGTATGCGCATATATTATTTGTTCGATTAATGTATACGTTTCTGTTCCATCATAATACAACCAAGCAGTTTGAATTCCGCTACAATACGATCCTTCATTTAAATCCCCAGTAAAATATACTTGGAATTTTTTAACAGAATCTGGAAGTCCTACAACTGGGCCACCACCACTAGTTCCAGAAGTTCCACTAGTCCCAGAAGTTCCACTGGAACCATATGTACATGTTGTCGTGTTCTCCCATTTTAGTTGACTATTAGGATCATAATCAGCAATAAAGGCGCTTCCACTGGATAAACTACCATCAAATGATATAGATGAATATACACCAGGTGAACATTCATAACCTGAATTTCCTAATAACCCCTGTAACTGATTAATATAAATACGTACTTTAAATAGGCTTAGATCTGAAATAGATGCATTATCTGAAAGTCCATGAGGATTTCCATTAATATCAATCTGATCATACCATACGATATAGGTATCTGGTAAAGTTCCAGGGTCTGCAGGAATTCCATTGACCGCAAATAAAGTGTCATGCTGTGACGTGCAAATATTTGGGTCTGCTGTCAGCCCTGACTTATAATATACTTGAGTTTGAAACATTTAATACTAGTCTATCTTTTTATAGAATATAATCCTATACTCTATATATCAATTAAAGCTAGTATTAAATCGAGAGCTGGGCAGCCTTAATAGAGTTTTTGTTAGTGCCACTAGCTTTGTATTTTGCGAACACTTCAACATCAAAAGAAAATTGTTCTCCATCTGAATCAAATATATCTAAACCTAATTTTTTAGCATATGTTAGATTTGATATATTAGTGCTCATTATACCACCAACTTTACCAGTATCTGTAGTTGCATTATTACCAGCATAATCAGTCATTCTATATTGAAAAACAATATCTATTGAGACCGAATTTGTTTCTCCAGTTTCAATATATTTTTTACCAAACTTATTATCACCGTCAACTAATAAAGATTCTGGATTAATTGGTGCAATAAATAAATACGAACCACATGATTTACCTCCTAATAAATATTGATCGTTCGCGTCAAATGACATTTTTAATGTTCTATCATAGTTAACTCCGCCAACAGTGCCTATTAGTCCATTAGTATGTTTATATCCTAGCTGAATTAATCCGTTATTTGCATCAGATTCTAAAGTAGCGGTTACTGGCATTGTACCTACCACCCCAGCACTAATTTGATTTTGTAAGATTGATTGTACTTCAGCGCCAGTTAACCCGGCAGGGTCGACTGCAGATGATTGATAAGAGTTGTAAATATTAACTAAATCAGGGTGATCCTTGTGTAAATATATACCACCATCATAATTTGATGATGTTACATTTGTTAGGTTTGTAACATTAACTAGGTTTTCTGAAAATGCTCCGGAAACATCATATGTCAAAGAGTTAGAATCATATGTTCCAAATGTTCCATTCCATATAAAATCAGATCCTGATCCATTTCCTGTAGCACTAGGAAGAGAAGTTACGTCATATGACATTAAATATTCATAATCGGCAATTGAAGACGTTGTTGGAGAAATAGCAGGAATATCTAAATATAATTTATTTTCATTAGAAATATCCATAAATCTAGAGTATATAAACTGACCTCTTCTTTGTGCAGATTGATAAGGCGCACTAAAGTTATATTCTACAGAATTAGTACCGAAAGTGAGCGATAATGCGTCACCTGATATATTTTGATACTGTATTGGAACCATATCGTATTTCGCTTCGGTAGTATAATATGTGTCATTTACAACTTTTTCAGGTATTTCAAAATTAGGATCTGGATCTATACCAAACCCATATGAAATTGCATTAGATGCTGACGCTGAAGATCTAAAAGATGGTAGACTTCTATCTCCTATAATCCTTGCAATTAGCTCTAACTGAGATGCATTTGTATTTTCTAATAAAAGTTTAAATGTCTTAGTAACAATATGCCCTTTTTTAACAGTTAAGTCTGCAGTTTCATCAGCATAATATCCAGCAAATACTTTATTATTAGTATTTCTTTTTATATTAATAACAGTACCCTCTTCATTTACTAGTTTTACAGAAAGTTCACCTTTAATTCCGGAAATAGTCTCTTGAAGAGATTTAACTTCATTTTGTAAATCTGTAAGTTTATCAAAAAGAGAAATTGGAGTTTGTTCCGGTGATAAAAATCCAGAAGCAATTGAAGTTGCATTATGTGAAAAATACTTTTCATTAGCAATAAATGAATCATCTATGTGGCTATATACTCCTTTTGATTCTAATTCATCATTAATCCTAACAACAGCAGATTCTGTTTCATTTTCACTAACAAGTGTTGATATGTTAGTAGTATCTAATTCTCCTTCCGGAAACTCTATTCTAACAACATCGCTCCAGTCGCTAGTTATTGGATTAGATGGAAAACCAGCCTCTGAGACCGACTTAACTCTAATATCTACAACCTCACCCTTTTGGATTGGAATATCTAGCTGGTTAAAATTAATTTCTTGACCATCTTCAACCGATCCTTCAGCCCAATAAAATTTACCAGTAGTCTCATCTTTTAGTCTTTGTCTAACACCAGTCTTAACTTCATTCCAATTAGAAAATACTCCAGTTTTTTCAGTTTCATTTGACTTAAATGGAATTTGAGCAATTTCAGAAGACTTACCACTAGTTGATAAATATCTGTACTGCACAATAAACTGAACAATATTTTGAGGTATTGTTTCAGCTGCTAATTTAGGTTCTGGAATTGACCAAAATCCTCTAATTCTAAATTTAGGTTCAATCTTAGTGACATTAGCATCACTTGAAATTGACTTAATCTGATTTACTATAGAGCTATAAAGTTTTGTTTCAGCAGCTCTACTTTCAATTAGAGATCTTAATTCATTTCTGTCTCTGTCTCTTTCGATTAGAGAAGAATATTTTCTAGTAGAAACCTTAGATCTCTTCTTAACAATAGTGTCATCTAATTTTTTAACAGCCTCTTCAACATTAATCTTATCAGAAGTTAATTTTTTAACTTTATTAATAGCATCGTTTTCAGTTAAATGCTTGTTTATTTGAACAACTTGAAAGTTAGTTGCTTCTAATGTTGGAGAATCTGGAGTTTTTCCAAGAGTAGCCGGTGGAATTGCATCTTCTTTAAGTGCTTTAATAAATTGACCGAAGTCGGCAACCTCTTCTTTATAATAATCAGCAAGACTTTTTACTTGACCACTTTCTAAAGTTGTGGTTAAATCATTACTATATATTGATACTCCAGGAGACCAATTTTCTGCTAAAATGTTTGAATCAGGATCAATTGCTTTAAAGAAAACAACCATGCTTTCATTAAATCCAAGATTGATTTCAATTTCAACCGCAATATTATTAGCTTTATAAATTCTAAGAGAATCTGCTCCTATTTTTATAGGTTCATATCCTTGAATTAATTCTAATTCAACCTGTCTAGTTGAACTATCAATATTCTTTACTCTGTATTTTGTACTGTTTTTTCCACTATTAACCGCAACCTCATCTCCAACTTTTAAAACTTCGGTATCTTTTAATTCCTTCTCAGAATCAGTATATGTTAATTTATCTAGAGTGTATACTTTAATATTCCTTTGAATAGAATTACCTCCAGAAACTACCGTTTTCTGTATATTATCAATAGAAGTTACATCGAATGTTCCATAATATTGAGTGTTTCTATATGGAAGGTCTCTAACTTCCTCATCATTATAGAATGGTATATTATTTGCAGCTAAGCCTGAAATAACTTCAGAATAAATTAATCCCTCTTTATCTTTTAATTCAGTATCAAAATATTCTTTAGCATAATCAAACGTTGTTTCAATGATAAGCCTCTTAATTAAAACTCTTTCAGTATCTGAACCGACTTGAGAACTTACATCAAATTTTGTAGTAAGGAGAGGTGTTAAAAAATCTTCGAAAAAATAATTTGATTTTATCCCAAACTCTGAAGGCTTATTAACTGAAGTTATATCATTTGCAGGGCTCTTTAAATTCCCAGTATATATTCTTTGGTATGTTCCGTCTGCTAATTTAATTTTTGAAGTTCCATCTGTTAAGTCTGTTAACGCTTTTAGATTAGTATCTAATCTTTCAAGCTCACGTTGCATATATCCAAATGCTGGAACATAAACAGTTTTCGTGCCATCTCCCGTCAAAAGTTCCAAAGGTATACTTTTCTTATCGGTGGTTACTGCCTCATTAATTCTCTCAAATGTCTTAAGAGAATTTACATTAATTTCAAGCAATTGCTTGATAACTGTTGAGATTGAATTGTTTGTGTTCATGTTTACCTAATAATATCTACTTCAAATTGATACGTTACTGGATCAATACAAATTACTTCAATATATGGTTTATTCGTGATTAAATCTGCTGGAGAAATATCGGCTATTAGCTTATCAAAGTCTCCAGATTTTCTAGTTCTAATCTTAATGTTATTACCATCCATATTGATAGTTTCAAATGTAATTCTAACAACCTGGCCCTCTTTCCATTGAGTGGTTGAATCATCAATGTATATATTTAAATCATCATTCGCAGTACCGGTAGAAAACTTATTAATAAAGCTAATTCTATTTGTAAAAGGTTTAAGTTTACACCATATACCATACTGACTTAAGCCACTACCATTTATCTGAATATCAAATAATTGATTTGTAGTTATAGAACCAGAAACAGATTTAGAAGCTATATCCCATTTAAATAATCCTAAATTTTCATATCCTTTAGTAGTGTTGTTTACTTTAATTTTATTTGGAACAGACTTATCAACCGAAGTCCCAGCTCCATCAAATATAACATTTGTATTATATTGTAACTCAACTGGAATTGTTCCATCAATTAAAGAATTTAATTTATCGTGTGCCTTTGTGATTAGCTTTAATAAAGCATCAGAATCTTTTAATTGAGCTGATGTATTTTGAAAATCTTGTTCCAGTTCAGTAACTCTAATATCTAAATCCTCTGCAGTTTCTGTTGCTAAAACAAGTTGTTCTATTTGGTTTAACCTTGTCTCTAAATCTCCATATCTATCATTTGCTCTAATAAGCAACTCTGCGGCATTCTCTAATAATGTCGTAGTGTCCATGAATAGATCCATAGAGAACGTAGTAAAATCATTAATATTAGTTTCTACCCCTACGTTATCAAGTGACGTGTTAAACTTTAAATTTAATTTTAGTGAAAACGCATTTCCATTTAAACCAGTTACTTCGTTTGGCTTATACTTAATTTGTTCATTAATTCTTGCTCCACCGCCACCAATGCTCTTAATATCATCAAGTATTAAAATACCGTATAAATTGGTAGATCTATTTGCAGGAACCGAAGAACTATATAAGTCATAATAAACAAGTACTGCATTAAATTTAAAATCACTTCCTTTTTTATTATAGTCGTTAAAATTCTTAACTTTACTATCACTTGTTATTCCATAATATGATTGAGGATTCCAATCGATACCTACTGAATTGGTACCATTCGTGTTTATATCGTAAAAAGGCCCTAATGCCTGATCATAACTATCAACTATTGGCGAAAGATTTAGATTAGGATCTGGGTGTGTTTGATTATCTCTACCTTCAATCCAGTCCGGGTCAGCATATAATTGGTTTGCCGTTGTATTATAATTCGATGGCTCAAATAATACAGTCGGTGTAGTTCCTGCAGATGACGGAACATTAATATAAACTTCATGATAAGCGTTCCCTTTATATGCTATATCATTTTCAGCATCAATAGATCCTAAATATTTAACTACTCTGTCGTATACCTGACCGGTTTGAGTTGAATTAGAATCTTCTGTGTAATTGCCATTGTTTGATTCTGTTGAGTCTGCTGATTTAAATCTAACAGCACCAACTTCACTCATCATTTTAAAAAACAGCTTTTCAGCATCTGATTTTAATAAAATAGGATCAAAATCATCATCTTGTAGAATAATTTCCTCAGCGTTTAATGCATAATTTTGAAATGTTAACGCAAAATCAACATTTGCACCATTTCCAGAAGGAACATAGTTACTTCCTGAAGATTCTAATAAATTACTATAATCAATAGTATTAGAACCTAAACTAGATGTTGTAAAATCTGGCAAATCTAATAAAGCATATCTACTAAACTCAAATTTAAGATCTGCATTATTAAAAGCACGTGTAATATCTCTTGCAGCTGAGGCAAAAGCATACATTGTACCTCCTTGAGGTTGTGGTATTCTAACTAATGGAGTCGCCATTTATTTTACTTATTTTATTTATGCAATTGTTGCGTTGTGTGAACTAATCACGTACCATGTATTATTAGCGCTGAAAAATCTTAAAGTTACAGATGAATTTAAATCATCTAAACTAATTGAAGTTGCTCCAATATTAACATTGTTTTGTCCTCCCACACTAATTGAGCTTCCAGAAGTACTGATAACAGTTACTTCTTGACCTTCTTCTCCAGTAGGTAAGTCAAATGATACTCCACTGAAATAAGTCGACCCTGCCATTTCGGTAGGTGCAGTTGATGTAGAACCATTTCCTGAGCCAGGTGCTCCAATCATTCCTGATTTTTGAATTTTGCTCTGTAAATCAACATCTCCTCCAAAATCAGCGGCAACGCTAAATACAGCAGACGTAGAATCTACTGATAAAATTGGAAGTGTTGAAGATCCATTCAAATAAGTTAAGTTAATAGAAGACGCCGAAATACTATCAACCCCAGAGATCGTACTTGTAGTTGGATCTATAAGAGATGTAATATCAGCAACTTCATCATTAATAGCCGTAAAGTTAGCGTTAATTGTTAACCTAGAAGATGATAATGAATCTGTTCCTAGAATTTCTGTAATGTTTGCCATCGTTTAATTTTTTAGTTTACTTTTAGTATATTTTTGTGAGCGGTGTTAATATTCCCATTAGTATCCTCAACTTCTAATGAAATTGTGTATTCTCCAGGGTTCTTAAAGAGATATGTTAACACCATATCACCATAATATATATCACTATTATCTGGATATGTATTATTGGTTATTGTCCATTTTCTTAATTTCATCCCCGGCATCTTTGAATATTCAGGACAAAATGTAACGTGGGTCGATCTATTAATAGATCTCCAATCAGTAAATATGTCTATCTCGTCAAATGTAGGATTGTATGTTACTTGGTGAACCTCTCCAATTATGTTGCCATTTGTAATTGAAACCGAATCATATTCATAGGTTCTCGAATCCTGTTTACCAACTGCTAGTATATATGCAACCGAATCAACTATACCATCTGGTTGTCCATTTTCTTGACCAACTAAATTATAAATAAATTTATTAATAATATTATCTGATGAGTTATTTAATTCGTCAACTATTAATTGCCACCCCGCGATATCAGATAGAGATGTTGGTGTTGGTGATTGAATAGTTATAGATCCTGATTCTAATTGATTTGTTGTTGGATTAATATGGTCTATTGTAAGTACTGAACTATTTTGAATATCTTCAATTATAAAAGAAGCTGCTAAATCAGCACCAATTCTAGTAGAATTCCACCAAACATCAGTTGTCCAATTCCAAGAAAAATCACAATTATTCCAAAAGTACGGACCGCTTGTTTCTGAATACCCAGTATCAGAATAGAGATCTAAGTATCTGACAACTGTAGAAAAGTTTTCATTAACTTCTTCGCTCGATTCATGTGGATAATTTGCTCGATTTAGTCCAATATACCAACTTCCTATAGATTCATCAATTTTATTAGGATTATGTAGTGGCAAATCCCAATATCCACCTACACTATTCCAATTAATCTTTTGTCTATCACTCCATGTGTTTTTTCGTAAAGTTTTATAAAATCCATAAAACTCTACTTCTTTCTGATCAACAAAAACCATTTCTCTTTTTAGATCTCTAGACATATGTCCAAAAAGATCGTATGTTCTCATTTCAATATCATAATTTCCTGAGTATGGTAAAAATATTGGAAAAACAATAAAGTCTTCTATTGGTCCTCTAAAAGAGTGAGACCAATTAGGTCCATTAATAATCCATTCTATTTCATAAATCCATCTTTTCCACCAATCATTCCAAGTTACTAATAGATTAGGATTAGGATCTACAGCATCATTCCAATTAAATTCAGCAGAATCCCATGTATAATCAAAGGTATCTTTACCGTCTAAAATTATAGGACATCCTACTGGAATATCTTCATTAAAAGTTTCAAGACTATTATCATGATAATCTTCATAAAACAAAGTTATTGCGTTTCTTAAATTTTCTAATTGAATTGAAGAAAGATTGCCATAATCTTTAAATTCTGTATTTAGTAAAGTTTGATAATCTTGATACCCAGATCCTGTAGTATCGTTAGGATCAAAAACTTTTTTAAGAATAAGTGAAATATCTTCAATAAAAGTTTTTCTATTTCGTGGAAATTGTTTATATTTAATATCGATACCCTCTGTAAAGAATGCGATTGCGTTTTGATTATTCCAGATATTTAAATTTTTCTGCGCAAAGAAATCGCCTTCACCAACAATATCTACTATTTTAGCATTTAGAGGAAGATACTCTCTTTGGAGTTTAGACTTTAGGCCGTAGAGTTTAATTAAAACTTCTTCGGGCGTAAAATCAAATACTTCATCTACTGTTGGAATATCCCAAACATCAACTCCTCCATTAGGAACATTTATTTTATATACTAAACTAAACCTGCTAGTCTTTTTAAGATTACTAGAAGGTATTTCAAATGGAAGGCTCTTGCGAACAGCTTCTCCATACTTGCTTGAGTTAGGAACAGGTATTGCTTGTAATTTACCAAATGAGCTGCTTCCTGTATTTATATTTAACCAATACTCTTTTAACGTGATATTGTTATATCCAAAGAAATCAATTGCATTGAGAATTGCCTTATAAGTTCCTATAAATGGTTGAATATTTGAAAGTTCTAAAAGTAATTCTCTTCTTTTTTGATTCATGAGAATATAATCGGGAGACATTTCAGTAATGTCATGTTCTTTAAATAGAATAAAGTCTCCCTCATCTAGAGTTGCTCCTAAATTTTGAAGTAATAATCTAAGTCTTTCATCTTCACCCACAACTTCGCCGTACACAAAAATCTTAGCGATTAATGTTTTATTAGATCCATCGATAGAGTATACTAGAAGTGTTCTTTGGTGCCTTCCTTCAATCTGAGAACTTAGCGCTATATTAACTTGAATTGCTTCGTTGTCAAGACTGTTTAATACTTTAACACCTCCATTTATTGAAGAAATAGTAGAATTATCTAAAACATTTATGCTATAATAATCTTTTACATCGATTTTAGTTAAACCACCTTCTATTTTAGCACCATAAATAATTATATCACTCGAGTCATAATTATCTTCTTTCCACTCAAATGAAATACTAGATGTACCGGTTTCAGAAACAGGTTTATTTAAATATGTTCCTCCATTATATTCTACCTCTTCTAAAAAGAAAAGGTTAATAGATTCATATAAGCCAGTTGAAACCTCTTCTAAGTATACCGAAGTTTCAAATACTCCCTCAGAATTAATAGTAGTATCTAATATACTAGAAGTTCCATTAAATATTTTTAAGTTAGAATACATTATCTAATATTTATGTCATCTTTTTTAACGGTAAAGTTTTTCCACTGTTGTAATTGTTTAACCGACCTTATAAGGTTCATTAAATAATCATTTAAAAATCCAATAAACTCTCGCATTGTTTGATTTCTTTGTATATGCGAAGACAGATTTCTTTGCATCAGTTGATCCGAATAATTAAAACCAAGATTTAATCGATTATCCTTTCTAGTCTTAGCACCTTCATATAAATTAGAAAGTTTGTATTTTAATAAGTCTTTAAATAACGATTCCATTATAGTGATTTTCTATTTCCAGCTTGAGTTCTTGTATAAATAGTTCTAGGAACTGGTACATCATCAAATGTAACAGAAAGACTTGCTTCTTCATTTATAGAAGGAACATCTTTAATTTCGTCTCCATCTCTATCTAACCAGCCTCCTCTAAATACTGCAACTTCTTCTTTATCCATAATAATATCTCCCCATTGATCTAAACCTGCGATATCCGATGGTATAGAGTCTCCCGGTCCAATTTGAATCTTTTCAACCTCATTAATTTTCTTAAAGAAGATATACTTTTGTTTACCATTGCCAATATCTTCTAGAACAACAGGCTCTTGCGCTGCAATTGTAGTTGTTATCGATTCATAATATCCAATCCTTCTAGCAGTTTCTTCAGTTTCAGATCTAAATTGAACATTAACAGAATCTACGCCATCAACTTCTTCTAGAATATAGATAATATCACTCTTAGGAAGTTTATCTCTTCGAGTAACATTTAATAAGTAGTTAGAAACTGCAGATCGGATGTCATTAAAAATATCTTCTTTGCTAAAACCTTCAAAATATCTAACAGAAATATCCATTGTATATTTTCTAACTTTAGGTTTAACAAATTTAACCTCAGTAGTAACCATCATTTGTCCACTTTCCTGTAACACATCGGTCATTTTATCATATTCTGACTGATCAAAAAACATCTCCTGCTCAGGCATAGAAAAATAATCTTGGTTTTTTGATAGTTTTTTTCTAATATCAGGAACTGCAAATATGTAAATAACATTGTCATCATCTATGTAGCCATCATCGCTAGTATTGTATGCGTCTATATATGAAAATAAACCATATCTAGATAAAAAGTATTCATAATTATCAGGAGTTGCTAACACGAATGATTTAGATGAAAGCGGTGCTATTATTTTTGTAAATTCTGTAGATTCTGGCTCAGCTCCCATTTTAGGAGAAGAAGTTATTTCTACTGTTAATAGTTCATTTAAATCAAAGAAGTTACCAGAACCATCTCTGCCTTCATCTATCCATTTAATAGTAAGGTCTTCAGCATCTTCTAAATTACCTTCAGCACCTTGATGTATTATATACTCAATTTCAATAGTTGATCCTAGTTGAGGAATCATTCCAAAATTGTTAGTACCAAAATAAACATCTAATCCTCCAGATATTCCTGTTTTTACAATAAATCCTTTATCTCCAGCATTCATTTCATAGACAGAATTAAATTTTGTCCACTGTTCTCCATTTACTGAAACTTTAATTAAATTATGATCAGTTTTACCAGAAACTTGAACATTATATGTTTGAAAAGATTCTCCAGTACCTGTTAGTGTTTGAGTTTCTGCCTTTCCTTGAACGATAACACCCTTAATTGCCTGTACTTGAGATTTTGAAATTCTAAACGAATCTTTAGAAGTTCTTAACATATAAGACAATCCATTTGCATCAAATTTAAGTTCAGCATTTGCTGGAATTGTAATACCATCTCCAGCTATTTTAGTAAATTCACCAGATTGCATATTTAATCTAATTGAAATCTCACCAGTTGCTGCAAACCCTCTAGTAGGATCATGTCCAGCAAGTCTAGCTAAACCATAAATAGATTCTGGCTGTTGGGCAGTATATATGTTTTGCTCAACTGTAGAATCTTCAATATAGAACATTATTAATTCCGAAAGTTCAGATAATACTCTTAGTATTTGAGCAAATGGTGAAGCATTAGAGAACAGCGTATTAGATCTCTTATACACTCTAGCAATATATGTTCTGGTATCATCATATATTTGACCAGCTACTGCTCTCGTCTTTGTTAAAAACTTTAATTCAGCCATTTAATTTTTTTAATTTTTTAAGTAGTTGCAACAGTGACCATATATTGACTATCAATGGTTATGTCTATATATGCCTCATCTCTAACCTGCCCTCTAACAAAAGAAACTTTAGCATCAACTTTATATTTAGTTGCTAAAGGGCAATATGTAGAAATTTGCTTATCAATCTCATTTTTTATAGCAAATTCGTTTGCATTTAATTCATATATCATATCATTTAAACTGCATCCAAAATCAACATCCCCAAGAACCTCTCCCTTATTCGTAAATAAGATAGTTTCTATTTGAGCAATCAATTGATTAACCTCATTTTTTATATGAGGTTCCCTAGGATTAAAATTAGGATCGCCGAGTGTTTTGATATACAGTTCCATATTCTATTTATTATAATTAGCTGTGGAACATCCAGTCAACGCCTTCATCTCCTTTTATTTCTTCTTTAATTTCAGCTAGCTCTTCGTCTCCCATTGATTTAATAGCATCATAATCAAAGTCAACATTTCCAGGTAGTGCGAATTTAAATATTCCAAGCTTAGCGCCCAATGATTGTTTTACTCGAGCACTGACATATCTAAAAAATATTTCATCATTAAACAATGCACAATCTTCGATAGTCTCATACACCTGTAGAACAACATCACCCTTAGGAGTGTCACCCATAAATTTAATTTCACCGTTCAATTGTGAATATGCAAATGAGATTGGATTCTCTAGAATTTGTCTAGATAAATCCATTAGCGACCTATTAACAACATAGTATTGAAGCTGCTCAGCAAACTCAGCAGGTCCTGAACCTTCATATGCATTTTTAAATAACATTCTATCTAGAGTAAAGTCTCCTTCTGCACTAAATCTAAAATCTAAACTAGATCCCGCATTCTGCCAACCACTACTTAAATCCCAAAGTCCAAATATAGAAAATACTTCACCAGCTCCTGAGCTATCAGCACCTGGGAGATGTAAAGCCCTGTGCGATTTAAAATATTCACTTTCAAAAACTTCATGCGGAACATGATAAAAGTTCTCTTGAACAGAATATTCATAGTTTTTATAGAACCACTTTTTAGCCCTATTAATAATGTTAACAATTTCGCGGGTTGGTAAATTTACAGGCACCATACATGCTCCTGTAATTTCATCGCCTAGTTCATCTAGAAACGAATTTAAACAATCATTTCCAAAATCCCTAGGAGTACTAGCACTACCAACACTACCACTTCTAATTTCTCCCATTTTAAGATTTTATTTTTTTACTTACGACAATTTCCGCATCTTCAAATCTTGCGTAATCATCAATCATTCCTTCTCTAAAAATACCGCCAATCATTCTTCCTTTAAATACGCCATCAGTACCAAATATGTAGCAATTTTTTGCAGTGCAACTACCATGAAAATATGATGACTTTATTTTAGAATTAGAAATTTCAGTACTTTGGTATAAATTACATTTTTCTAATGTTGATTTATCTACCTTACAATTATGAAAATCAGATTGAAATACATTACCATCTACTATACAATCTACTAAATCTACATCTTTAAGCTCGTAACACACTGGAAATTCGCCATCTTTAATCTGAAGTCTTGATATATCTGAATCATAATTAATAATACCCTTTGTTAAACCTCCCAAAGATATAATATCGACAATTCTATTTTTAATTCTACCCCACTGCATTTCAATAATAGCATCTATTTCTTGTAGATCAACCATTATATGAATATCTGGAAAATACTTCTTAATATTTTTATGACTTGCTAATATGCTTCGATATGGTAAATTCTTATTTAGAATCTTTTTTAATTCTAATCTATTTTCTTCTGTAAAATTAAAGTCTGAACATGACTTCCAAATTTGAACAATAAATCTCTCAAGAAGATATAAAATATCTTCTTGTCTATGTTCGTAGTCTTTTCCTCCAATATATCTAAACTCAAGATAATTTTTTACTTTCTTATCAAAGTTTATTCCATAATATTTAGTATTTGGAAAATTAAAATTATTATGGGAAATTTGAGAGCTATCAAAATAAAATGATTCATTTTTTGGCATAATCCACTTAATAGATTTGGCATATATAGAATCTTTTCTATTAGGAAAGAATTTGTATACTTGATCTTCATTAAAATCAAGAATAAATTTTAAAGTATTCATTCTTGAAATCATATTTTTATCTTCCAATGAGTGTTTTTGGAATGATAAATTTAAATGGATTGATGATCTTTCTGTAGTATATCCATTTTCTCTAATCCATGCTAGCATTTTAATTATTATAATTCTAGCGTTTCGATATGGTACTGCTCCAGTGACTAACTCAATTAGACCTTTACCCCCGCTCATGTCGGGCTCTATTTTAAATGTTTTTTCGTCTGGCTGAAAGTCAGAGTGAGCCTTGGTCTCAATACGAATATCACGACCTAAAAGAACCTTGAGCATATCTCTGGTCTCTTCTAGATCGTGATTTGAGTAGAATTCAAACTCAACGCCTATTTGAGAAGCATTGAGTATTGAATTTCTATCTGAATTTTTATTTAATGTTTGCATCAACTAATATGATATTATACTCTATTGTATATATCATAAGTAGTTGAGTGAACTTATTCAGGAAGTTTTAAGAAGATCTTTTGAGAATCTTTATCGACTCTACTTATTTGTACAGTTATGGAATCTCCCGAGTTATAAAGATCTATGATACCATCTGGCAATTCACTAACGTGTAATAATCCAACCAAACCTTCTTCTACGGTTATAAAAATACCATAATCTTTTTTAGTTTTTACTTTGGCTTCTACAACACATGGAATTTTAAATCTTTTTTCTATATCTTTCCAGGGATTGTTAATCGTCTCGGCCTTTTGGCTTAAAGTAATCTTAGAATTACTAATAATATCTTTTACCCAAAATTCTACAGAATCTCCTGGTTTAATTTGTCTAGATTTAAAGTTCTTTAAAGTTTCTTCATCTAAATCATTTATATGGATCATTCCAGTTAAACAATTATTAAATTCAACAAATACACCATATTTAGCAGTTCCAGTAACAGATCCAGTTTGCTTATTTTCAATATCAGCTTTAAGATTATCTATTTCTGTAGGAATCATCGCCTGTAGGTATTTTCTATGAGAAACTACAATTGTTCCACGTTCATTTGAAAAACTAACAGGAACAACATATAATTCTTCGCCGATAATTGACTCAAAATCATGTAATTTATTAATTCCGGCAAGAGAACCTGGCATAAAACATTCAACTCCCTGGATATTAACAATATAACCTCCATTTTCAATCATATGTGAAACTTTACCAACCCATGCAGTATCTGCGGTATCAATGCCAGCCTGAAGATCTATGAATACTTTTTGCTTCATTCCTCCAGAAATAGAACCAATAACCATCGAATTAACTCCTGTATTTCCAGGATCAGTGATTAATACTGCAACTTCATCACCTGGCTTATAATCTTCTAAAACCGATCCAGGTTCTTTTGAAAGCTTTACGTAAACCATTTCTCGATAACTGACATCAACAGTCATCCAATGTTCACTCACACCATATATTTTTCCATCAACAATGTCTCCTAAATTAATAATTGTTCTTAGGTTAATTGAATCTTCGTGCGCTGAATAGGTATCATATAGCTGTTGAGCATATGGTTCTCTTGAAAAAACTTTATCTCTTCCGTTAGTTTTAATGTGTGGATTTGGCGTGCGAGTCCTGGTAATACATGTTGCTTCATATGCCTCCCAGTCAAAATCTCCTTCAGGAGTTAGCCAATTTTCTTCTTCAGTCTTTTGTTCGATTACGTTAGAAGTAGACTTTTCTTCTAATACTAAGGATCCCTTATCTAAGGTAGTAATCCTTTTACGTTGTTGTTCTGACATTTATTTTTTAGATTAAAGTGTAATACAATATTATATATCTATTAAACCGTGATTCCTTTCCAAGGTATTACGGTTGGTATTAAAACAGGTGGAGCAGGCACAAGACCTACATAAATTCCACTTATTGTTTCTAAGTGATTTTGAAAACCTTCTACTAAATCATTTAACATTTTAGAAAGAGCAGTGTTAAAATCTTGTTCATTATCATATTTAGAAAATGCATTTTTAAATCCACGTGCAACAGGAACTGGGTTTCCTGGGAAAAGAACAAGAGTTCCTGGGGCCGGAGTTGTTATTGGTGGAATTGTTGGAATTGGTAAAAAAGATCCAGGAGTAAGAGTAGTTGACCAATAAAGAACAACTGCTGCACCAATTGGCAACATTAAAGGAATTGATGGCTTAATTCCAGTAGAATGCATAGTCTTAAGAACCCCTAATATCGCAGTTGCTATTCCTTGTTTTGCTGTTTCCATTGCAGCATTGTATACTGCTGGATTAATAGGTCTAATTGTACCTAAATGTTCTTGTCTTGCAGTAGAGATTGCTAAATGATATTCTTCAGCTATTTTATTAGCTGTTTTTTTCATTTCAGAATCAATATCTAAAACCTCAACGGTTTGTGTTGGGTCATTAGGGTCCGGTTCCGGAATTAGTAATGGAGACGGCATATCTTCTGCTGGAATAACACCAGACGCTGTTCCGTTAGTTCCTTGAAAATACAAATTCATATTAATTTTAAAAGAATCGAATGCCATTATAGAATAGAGTTAACGGTTAATTCTTGATTATAGTCATCAAGTTCATTAAAATACGTCTTAATTGTAGTTTTTCCAGATCCTTCAATTACCTCATATTTAGATACTTCTCCTGAATCAACTCTTTGATCTAGACCCTCAATAAGAGTAAATAAAATAGAATCTCTAGCATGTTTATCGCTTGGTAAATCACCGGACTTTTCAATATTATATGTAATATTTCCTTCAGTAGCAGTTCCAATAACTTGATTTCCATGCATTAGCACGTCTTCTTCAAAATATTCACCAACAATAATCTTACCATTTACACTCATTTTAAAAGATTTTATGTAGTCTTCACACTTTTCTTTAATAAGCTTAGGTCTAATTATTATATTAGACCCTGAAGAAGTAATAGGTCTTTTACTACCCTCTTTATTAAAACTTGCTAGCTCATCATACAATTTTTTGCTGCCTTTAAATAATCCAATTGAAGATAGTACTATTATGTTATTAAATTCTTCAGAAATATGCTCGTATATAAAATTTTTAGCAGATTTTTTAGATGTAAAAATAGGATCTATAGTTGAACATGCACTGACTACGTTTCCACTAGATAGAGCATTTTTTAAGTTTTCTTTAGCTCCAGAGTTTTCTATCTCTCCAATAAAATTAAAAGTTTTATCATTTGATGTTTTTAAACTTCTTGCAATCAAATCCTCACATGCCAAAATAATATTTTCGGCAACAGTGCTATGTGACGATGTTACAATATAACTTTCTTCGTAGGTTTCAATAAGTTTATCAAATGTCATTTTTTACTATTTTTGCTGAATAAAACCAGGTCCTGTATTATTATTTATCTGTGTTTGTAGGTTAAGCATCGCTCCTAATTGAGGCGGAAGCGGAGGACCGGAAGGTCCAACTCCAGTTGGATGTGTGTGTCCATTAAACTGCGATATGATTTCAGATAAAAGATCAGCAAGAGTTTGGCCTTTAACTGCAGGCTCTGTCGTGTCTGTCCCAGACGTTGCAATATAGATTTTATCAGAGTTAATAAATATTTCTCCATCCGTAGAAAATCTAATCATAGGGGCATCTGTTTGGGACTCTCCAGTGGTCATAACTAAACCATCTTCTGGGGAATAATATAATCTAACCCCTCTTTCTTCGTCATACACGAGTGACACTACGTTTTCTGGGTTAGCACTGTTTTGTAAAACTTCCGATTTAAGTGCTTCATTTTGATTAACCTGAAACCAATATTCAGGGTGATAAACGTCTCCATTATCAAATCTAACAGCAACAATGTCTCCAATTCTTGGAACAAAATGCTTTCCAGAAGTATCTCGATTCATAGGACTTGCCCATGGAATAACTTCATTTGGAAGTAAATCAAATTTACCAAACACTTTTACTCTACACCTTCCGTTAAGTAATGGATCCACGTTGTCTACTACTTCGCCAATCCAATGAGTATCTCTAATATTGTCTTTATATAACTCTGTAGTTGTTGACATTATTTATGTGCATTTTCGTTAAGAGGCCCTTCACTATCCGGTGCAGTTCTATCATAAACACTAATTTTTCCAAGGGAATCATTATCTGTTGGCGTAGTATCATAGACATTTGAACTTTCTAAAGTTTCATTATCAACAATATTAGATCCTGAATACACGTTTTCATAATTTAGAGGAGGCTTTTGACCTGGAACTGAATCATACGCATTAGCATTAATCGGTTGCTCATTTTTAAGAGGTACTGGGTCGTATACTTCTCCGAGTCCTATTGAAGGTCCACTAGAATTATTTCCATTTCCAACAGCACTTCCTACTAGGTTAGCAATACCATTAATAGACCCCGTGCTTACTGCATCCTGAATTGAAGATGCCAAATTTAATCCATGTACATTTCCTAAAAGAGCTCGCGCTATAACATTATCAACTGTCCTATCAATAGCACCACTAACAACCTGTCCCGCTTTTTCTTTAGCAACGTCACCTATCATTTGGCCTAAAGTTCTGTCATCTTTAATGGCATTATTTGCATACTCTCCTGTATATGAAGCATTTTCAAAAAATATTTTAATTTTTGGAGCAGCTGGCTCAGATGGGCTCCTAGAAAGATCAGCAAAAATGCTATCAGTTGAGTCTGGATCAAATTGACAATATCCTAATTCTACTTTAAAAAATGGTCTAACATTTTTAACGCTATTATCTTTTCCAAAAACGTCTAAGTTTTCATTACCTGTTAATTGTGCGGCTCCATTTGAAAATCTTTGAGCAGATGATACCGCAAAATCTCTTACTTCAGAAACCCAAACCCACATTCTAAAACGCCTAATGTTTTTTGGTAAAACTTCAACCCATCTATCAAAATCAAAGGCTGCTCTTTTATATAAATCTATCATCCCAGAAGTAGTTAGCTCTACAGTCTCTAAACAACTTATTTCAAGTGCTGGATCACCTGCTCCCCAATAAGGTTCTGCAAGTTTTCCATATTTTCGGGTAGCATCTAAACCAGAAACACTTTGCCAAAACCAAGGAAGCTCACTATTTACTCTTTTTAAAATTTTGATAAAATTTTCAAGCGATGTCGCTCTTTCTTCATCTTGTATAACATTTCTAAGATAATTAAGAGCCTCTCCATTAAAAAGAGGAGATTCTTCAGAATAGTAATCAAACATAAAAAAGAACGACAAGTATGTAGGATCTTCCGCCATATTACTATAGCGATACCCTTTTCTAAAATCATTTATGGATTTAAAATCTTGCATATTCTAATTTATGTATTTATTGAATTTACTGCAGACATTCTTGCCGGCCATTCCCTTCTAATTAATGTAACTTCTTGATAAAAGTTACTTCTTTTCATTCTATATACAATATCAATTGATTCTATTAAATAGTAACCAGAAAGAAATTGGTCTAGCATTTGATCTGGTTCTTTTTCGTCACTTTTTGGAATATCTACACTAGAATCTGTAAATCCTTTATCTTTTTTTGCTTCTTCTAGATTTTGGGCACCTTTAATTGCTCTTGAATCCGTGTGATATAGAAGTACTGGTATTTTTTGAAATCTATAAAGAGATGGGTTAAAAGATTCTAAAGTTATTTTTAGCTTTAATTTTTGAGTTTCATCAATATTTCTAATATTATGTAGCTGTGAAAATATATGATTCTGGTGGACATTTCCTAAACCTTCTGTGCCAACGTCTTGTCTTCCCATATATTTATGTTTAATTAAGCTAGAATATTCTTCAGATTCTCTATTTCCTTTTAAAGGTTCTTCAATATCTTTTAAATTTTCTGCATTAGCACTAAGTGCTTCAACTGTAAATTCATCTAATCTTTCATCTGGAGACTCTGCATTGTCATCATAAATTTGAACATCTCTAAAATGACCATGTGCTTCTACTACGATGTTTGATTTATTTTCAATTTCATACTTAGCAATATATTGATTAGTTGGTTTTAACTGTACATTATTTGTTAAAATAAGTTTTGTTTCAGTTGAATCAATACTTTCATCAGTATGGTTTTCTTCTGCCATGCTAGTATTTAAAGAAGTCATATTGTCTTGAAGTTCATCTAATGAAAGATTTTTAGAATTTAAAATTCTGTTTACATCTATAAAATTTAAATAATAATACGGATCTACGAAGTGGGTTTGAAAAGAATCATCAGAAACATACGATGACTTTACAATATTTCCTATAAAATCAACATAATTAATATATGCCTGTATTCTAACTTGAGGATCGGTTGTCTCGGTTATATTTGAAGCTAATCCTAATCCTAATTCTTCAGAAACTTTTTTAATATGTTCTATTGATGTATTTTCTTCTAAAAACTGACAATTTTCAGAAAATATCCTAGGAATTTTTACCCTTCCACTTATTGAAATCTTTTTAGGATCTCCTTCTTTTTTAGGAACTGCTGCTATATTTAAAACTTCAAAATCCATGTGAATGGATTTAAAAGTACTCTCGTTTTTTGAATTTATAAAAACTGTAAAATTATCGCCGTCTCTAGGAAAAGCATCAACGGCAAATACATTTTTAGTATCTACTATAGTAACGTCACATGTTGGTAAAAATCCGCTATTAGATAATTCAAATTGAAGAATATCGGTTTTTTCAAACTTATAATTATTCATAAATATTACAGGTTGGTCAATACCGAATGTCTTTGAAACTTTATCAGTCTCACCATTACCTTCTTCAAATGAAGGAGTTTCAATCTTTTTAGGTTGAATAGAAGGCTCAATTAGAGCTAATATGTTGTTATCTAATTCCATTTTAACCTTATGATCGATTAATGTTTGACTTTATGTTTGACTTAGATTCTTTAAGTATTTCATCTACAACTGAATCACTCTGAGCCTGTACACCAAATGTAATTTTTCCAGCATTAATTTTATAAGTCTTTTTTCCAACTGGAAGGACGTTTGGCGGTAATAAGTTTTCTTTATTATATTTCTTTTGAAGAGTTTTAATCCTATTTTGATCCTTTTTACTTAATCTTTTAGTATCGATAAATTGTTGCTTTACAATGTTCTCTTCAACTTGCTTAGGTCTTTCATATTTTGCAAGAGGTATTTCTCTAATTGGAACAATAATTTTCTCGCCTTCCTTTATTGAAAATGGGTCTGAAATATTATTGTACTTAAGTATAATATCTAATGCAGTTGGATCACCATAGTGTTTTGCGGCTATAAGATCTGGCCTTGCCTGTTCGTAATCATTAACAACATGTTCCGCTTCAATAATAGCGTTATCTTTATCGCTAAATAATATAGTAGGAACTGAAAGAATTAATTTAGTTCCATCTGTAATTTTGTCAAGTATTGTCTTTAAATTCATGTAACTAAAATTATATTAACCAGCGTTCATATCAGAAGATCTACGATACATTGCGTCTGACATAACCTTTCTTCCATATGGATCTGTAATTTTTGAATCCGGAGCCTGTGGTCCGTTTTCAGGTTGAATATACATTCTTCCTCTACCAGCGTTAAACATGCTTTCAATTTCACCCTTATCTCTAGGTCTTCCAGGTTTAAGAGTTATTGTAACTTTTAGCTTACTTGGAAAATCTTCATACCCTAAAGGTCCATCAAATTCAAATTTTGCATCTTGTAGTGCCAAATTTCCAATGACCATCATTGGTGCAAGAGGATTTCCGACAGTTAAGTGCCATTGTCCAGTAGGATCTCCACTAACAAATGCAGCAGCAATTTGAGACCCTTGTGGTCCATTAAATAACTTCATCAATCCTCCTCCAATAACATTATCTAATATTTTAGAATTACCAAATCCTTTACTAATATCTTCCCATCCACCAGACATTGCTCCCATGAATTGGTCCTTTAAACTACCTAAAAATCCACCGTAATCTCCATTTTTAAGCTTTTGATAATCTCCAAATCCTTTTTTACCAGTAGATCCACTTCCAGTGTATCTGGTTGCCCCTCCCCAGAAAGGTGCTGTATTATATGTTAGGGCTAAAATATTAGCCATAGTGTCCATAAATGCAGCCTTAGGTGATGTATTGCCATAGCCTCTAATATCATAATGGAATGTTAGGGTAAAATCTTGTTCAAAGATTAAACCTTGATCTCGAGAAAGAACATTTTTTATAATATTGTATGGTCCAAAAACTTTATTCGGGTAAGTTTCTTTTGTAGGGTCATATCCAGCTCCCCTGCTTTGAATCATTGCTGATTCTTCAGCACTTCTACCCGATAGACCACCTTGAATTGCAGAAAGAAGAGGGCTACCGTCAATTGCAGCACCTAAAGCCCCTCGATTTCCTTTAGAAGATTGTATTTCTTGTAGTTGTGATTCTACATCTTTCCACTTGAATCCAACTTTAAATTGAACAATAGATTTTAATTCATTACCAAGATGTGGTGAAAGCCAAGTTACTGCTCTTGCCAAATCAGGTTGGTGAGCATCAATTGCCTTTCCTGTATTATCAAAGGTCCTAGGACTAATTATGTCATCTGGGGTTGCGTATGGAAACCTTCGTAAAGTTAGCAGATAGTTATTACTAATTGCTCCATAATGTTCACACTGTATAAAATCAGTTAAGTCATAATCATATCCTAAACTAGATGAAGACTTTTTTACCTCTTCTACAATGTTCCTAGCAGTTGGATTAATAATTGGGTTAACAGCACCGTTTATTGTAGGTGGACCATATAGAGATTTTGACATCTCTTCTTTATTAGAGGTTGTTTCAATCCCGCTTTTTCCTCTAATGTTATTAGTCTTAAATAAATTCCATCTATTAAATTTTGAATTAACTGCCTGTCCAGGGTCGACCGTATCTCCTGCATCTTCTGTTTTTCCAGTACTGCCTGACCCAGAAGTCTCGACATTAACTTGATACTTTCTAGCTTGTTGTTCAGTTTGACCTCCATAAAATCCTTTAGAATCAGCATTAATGTCCTGCAGAATAGTTCTTCCCGACGGCGTTGCCTCTCCGTTTTCTTCTACTGGATTATCTTTAGCCCCTTCGATTATATTTGAGGATGTAAATTCTCTGCCGCTTAAAACCTCTCTGTATAAGTATAGATCTCCATTTTTGCCGACATATTGTAGGGCTGAAGAACTACCAGGAATAGCGTCTGTAATAGCAGTAATTATTGACATATATTGGGATATTTTTATTTATATATCCCAGTTAATATATTACTACTTCCACTCGCCCATATCCATTTCTCTAGAAGTTGGATTATAGAACATATTTTCTAACCATTCCTCGCTATCTGGCATTCTTTCCCCTAAAAACTTTTTAAGATGTGTTATAAATTCACCCTTCGAATTAAATGAATATTCACCATTAGACGCTCGATATGGCTGTCGAGTAGACATCTCATAAATATCTTTTATTTTCTGTTCTATCAGAAAAGTTTGTAAATTATTAAATAATTCTTGCTGTTGGTCTAAAGTCTTTGTGCAAAATATAGAATCTACAATAATAGTGTATTTTTTCCAATTAGGACCATCAAATAAATTTTGAATTAGGTCATCAGAATTTTTGTAGTTTACACGCTTTGCATTAATGCGAGTTTCTTTACCTTCAAAATCTCTTATAAATCTACCCCCAAAAAGATTTTGCTTTAAAAAGTAAATATTATCATAAAACTTTTTAATTCTAATCTGATACTGTGGATTGAGATCGTCAAACTTAACGTCATAAATCATACCTCGAACTGGTATGAGGATATTTGGTTGTTGTGTTGTTGAAATTAAAGCTTGTACGTATTCACCTTTTGAAAAAATTTTATGCTTAATCATTATCTATAAATTTAACAGCATCAAATTTACTAAGAACTCCTTTTTTTGGATAGTCACATCTGTCGATTATAACTAGATCTACAAAATTATTTTCGAATAAATTATCAATAAAAGATCTAAAATTATCTACAGTATCCTTATCTAAATTCTTAAATAAAAAGGCAACATTTACGCGTGGTTTACCTTCAAATTTAGTTTCAATATTCTTAAATAGTTTTTGTATATAAAGAGATATTAAAACATCAGATGGTTCGTTATCATCTGGATCGCTTTTAAGCAGGCGTGTAAATATCTCATTATGAGAAATTACCAAATCATATGAATTTGATCTGACATGTCTATCAAATTCAGATTTAGTTTTACACCATATGCCTGCTACTTTTAATGTCATTTTTTAATAACTCCTTCTAAAGAATTAATTTCTTTTTGAAGGGTTTCTATTCTTTTTTTAATGTCGTCTTCGTTATGTAGGGATATATCACCCCATTGCTTAATAACGGAAACTCGATACTTATCAAGTTTAGTACCTGACTCAATTCCTAGATCTAACATAACATCTGTTAAAAAATCAACAATTGAATCTTTTGAAGTTTGATCTCTATCAAAGTCATATACTTTTCTAGCGACAAATTCTTCGCCGGCGCCGTTAACGGAGTCGTCATATACAACTTTAACGACTCCGTTATCTGCCGGTTCTATAGTGATAGAAACCATTTATCCTCTAGATTTTTTTAATTCACTAGCGTTTCTCATTAAAGATCTAGCTTTTTTCTTATCTTCTCGATATGTTTCTTTATCTTTAACAGTCAAGAGAGCCCATGCTTCTTCAAGAAGTTTAATTTCTTCAGCATTATAACCAATATTAGACCAGGTTTGCTTTACAGACTCTAGCTTTGCTTCTAGGATTTCTGCATTTCTAGATTCTAAAATATCCATGTGCTGTTCGTGTAGCTTTCTTCCATTTTCCATGTTTTGTCTACGCAAATTTGTTCTTACTTCTCCAAGAAATGGAAGTTTCGAAATAACTTGAAGTACTCCTCTTTGTTTAAGCATGTATCGTCTTTGACGTCTAGTCAAAAGCATTACTTCATTTTGCTGCTCTGTAGCTTCTTTACTCATTTGTTCTTTACTCATTTGTATAATAATTAGAAATAAAAGATTGAATTTGTTCTCTTAATTGTTCTTGTAGGTTATTTATCTGATTTTCTACCAGCATCCCGATTTGTTCATTAAGATCTTTAGGCTCTAAATCCATCTGATCTTGTAACATTTCATATACTGTTTTAGATGGAATATTGACTTTAACTGGCATTTCTGCTTTGTTTTTTCTACTCATCTTCGACAACATTTCCATCATTACGTTAACCTCTTCTTTAACCTCTTCTTTTGGTAAATTTACAGGTTCTGTCGTATTAGTTACTGCTGTATTAGTGTTATCTTCAACGGGACCTGTTTTAGGAGAAGTTAATCCTATAGAATTTCCAAAAGAAGATGCATGGTGTTTTGCATCGTTTTCATCGACGGCTTCAATTAAATATTCATTAACAAGAGAAGAATTAATTCGAGTACCATCTGTAAAATATAGCCATTTTCCACCTGGTTGATCCGGTGAAACCTTTACAATTTTACCAGCAGATTCACTTTTAGACCATACATAAATTTTTTCTGAAATTTCAGTATCGCTATTCATAATATTTTTTAATTTTGTTAATAATTTAATTGTTCTTTCAATTAATTGAGTTATCCTTTTCATACTCTTTAGACATGAACTGTTTTATAAACTCAAAAGATTCAGTAGAACCTATTACAGCATCCGATTTAGAATATCTAGATACCCAATGTTTTATAAACTCTTCGTTACCAACTTTTAAAAGATGGTTTTTTAGTTGGTCTATTTCCGGTAATATAATTTTGTTAAATCCCATTTATTTTATAGTTTTAATACGTTCTAAAAATGATGGTGGAAAAAGCTCCGATTTATTTATCAAAGAAAGAAAGCAAGCATCTAGAATATAAGTAATAGCCCAGTCTTCTTCATTTCTAACACTTCTCCCAACACCTTGCATAATAGTTATGCCAGTTTTCCAATCATACCAATTTGGCATTGTATTCATTTTTGCTTTAATTAATGGATCTCCAATATTAGGATATGGTACTTTAAAAAATACTTGAAATCGGCTAATATCGTCTTTTAGGTCTAATCCCTCAAGCAATGACGGTCCCATGAAAATTGCATCTTCTTTTTGTTTAAACAGATTCAAAAGATCATTTTTTTCTTTTGAATTTTCATAATCCATTAAACGAAATGCGTGCTTACTATTTTGTTTAATATACCTTGTAAACTCATAAGATCCTGTATGAATAATACCGCGCTGTCCTTTATGCTTTTCTATTATTTTATCTAATAATTTTATTACTTTAGGCAAACTTGTTTCCTTTTCACGGCGGGAAAGCTTATGCTTATTAATAAACACAACTGGTGATTTATCATAATTAAAGGCATTATCAAGTCTAATAAATTTAGCACCTTTAATCCCCATAACCTTTGCAAATTCTCTAGGCCCTCCAATAGTAGCACTCATAAAAACCTTAAACCCTGCCTGTTCGTGTAAATACTTTTGAATCATTATAGATTCTTCAGTACACATAAATTTTACTTCTTCGCTATCTTGATTCCACACCATAGATTCAACACCAACTTCAGAAATTAGTTTAGTATAATCGTCAATTTTACAATGAATATCTTTAATCCTATCAAATCTCCCGAACGCTGTTTTCCAGGTAGGTGTTAATTGCTTTTCAGTAGTTTGACCAAAAATACGCTTAGTCATTTGTTCAGCAGGAGCCTTAACTGCGTTAAATTGAACTAATATTTTTTGTAGTTCTTTTAGTTTAGAAAACAAAACATTTCTATCTTGAACCCGGATTAAATCACCAATTAAATCATTAACATATGCCTTGCTAATATTTGGAGAAGGAAGGCCCTGCTTAATTAAAAACTTAGATTGGTTATTTAAAAGGTCGGGAAGGAAATTATCTATACGAGGAGAAAAATGATTCTGTACAATATCATCTATTTTATGGGCCTCATCAAAGAACGTAAAATCTCTCTTCTTAAATGGAATCGGCCGCTCAGCTTCTTCCATTTTAGGAGCTACATAATTTCTCTGTAGTAGCCAAAATGCATAGTTTAATATTGTAACTGGGGAATCAATTGCTCTAAGCCTAAGTTGAATATAATCACAAGTCTTAGAACAGTCTAATTTTGCAAGTGCCTGATCGTATCCCATATTTTTCATACGGCATTCGCCTAATGAAAATTTAAGACCATTTACATGACAATCGTAATTATCAATACCTTTGATTGAAGGCCATCTTAGTTTTAATCTATAAATATCAGATTCATATTGATCTTGTAGAGAAAGATCAGATGTAATTAGGTATCCTCGCTTTCCCATCTCTTTTAAGATCCAAGAACACCACATAGCGATAATGGATTTACCAGTACCTGTAGGTGCATCAATCACCACAGTTTGATTCGAATCCTCGATGTATGATTCAATAATGGCTTCTATTGTTTCCCTCTGACCCCTTCTAAATGTAAACCCAGTGCCAAATACTTCTTTCTCTAGACCTTCGTCAATAATTTCTTTTAGTGGCCGTTCCAACATATCACTTGCTCTACTTTAATATTAGCTTTTTGTAAAAGTTCAACACCACTCATGTCTCGGTAATCTTCAGAGTAGTACACTCGATTAATACCTGCCTGAATGATCAGTTTAGCACAGTCAAAGCAAGGTGCAGTTGTTGTATATAAATCAGCGCCATCGGATGTCATAGTAGACTTAGCTAATTTAGTAATAGCATTCGACTCGGCATGTAAAACTTCTTGTTTTGTAACTCTTTTTGAACAGCATCCATTATCACACTCATATCCTTTATCCATCAATGTAATTGCATGGTCAGGATTATCATAGTACCTGATTTGATCCTCTTCGCATGTGTTATCAAATCCTCTTGGAGTTCCATTATAACCAAATGAAACTAGCTGTTCGTCCTTAACAATAACGCAGCCTACCTTTCTGCGATTAGCATAAGATAGTTTCGCAAATTGATATGCGGTTTGCATGTAAATTTTTTCAATAGGTATTCTAGGCATGCTTCAAAAAATAAGGTCTGCAAATATTATATGCAGACCTTATTAAAAGTTTATATTAAGTAATTAATTACTCTTCTCCTACTGTATCTTCTGGACTTCTTCCAGCTGCCCATGCTTCTTTAGCCTCATCAATCTTCTTGCAGTAAGCCTCTTTAAGACTTTCACAAGCAGCTTCAAATGCTTCTAGAGTCATTTCTTCTCCTTTGACTTCAGAATGAGCATCTTCATTAGCCTTAGTAGCTAGAGCAGCAACTAGAGCTGCATTTTCTTTCATGTATGATTCTAAAGTGTGATCTTCATAGTCGTCATTGTGGTATCCAACTGCTTCGGTTTTACAGCTTTCTCCATAAATTTCAGAAAGCATTTCTGAAACAGTTTTAGTTTCTTCAACTTCTTCAGTTTCTTCAACTTCTTCGTCAGATTCTTCAACTTCTTCAGTTTCTTCAGTTTCTTCGTCAGATTCTTCAGCTACTTCAATGTCTTCAGGAGTTTCTTCAACTTCATCCTCAAGATCTTCAACCTCGCCTCTATCTACGATGTCTTGTTCGATTTCTTCAGAACGGTCCGCTTCTTGGACGTATTGTTCAAATGATAAGATTTTCTTTGCCATTTTATTTAGTTTTGTTTTTTTCTTACGTATTATATATCTACTTAATCTAATAATATTTTTAGTGTTAGTTCCGTAGTTCCTTTTATAATTCTATGGATAACTCCTTCAGGAATAAAAATACTGCAGTTTTTTTCTAGTTTAACTGGAAACTCGTTATCAAATTGAAACTTCCAATCACTTTCATTAAGAGCTATTACAGTCCTATCTTCATTATCCCAATGCCATTTATATAAATGCTCTGGATAGCTAGGATCAAAATGTCTAATAATATAACCATCGTAACGCTCTTCGGTGAAAGGTTTGCGTTGGTCATTTATCATATCAATCATTTCTTCATATGTTACCATGGTTGATCTGATTTTAAACCTAGTTGTTTTCCAAATAGAGTTGGACCATAACATGCCCAAAATCCTGTTTTAGAAGGATCCATTTTCTTTTGTAGATCGCATTGATGGCGGGCCCAAAAGCTTGCTGCCCTACCAGGATCATCGTTCTTAATTGTTAAGTTAGGATCTCCCCATTCAATTTTAGTCGCAAGTATATTACCCTCTTTATCAGTCCTACCGCTGTTATGGTATACTATAAATTTTTTACTACCTCCTTTTTCAGGGGAATCAAGTTTTACTTTAATTGTATTTCCTCCTCTAGGTTTATAGATAGCAGGCTTTCCAACCTCTAAGTTTTTTGCCATCCAGCCTGAAGGACCTTTAAGAATTACATTACCCTTATCCCAATATTCTTTAACTTCTTCAAAAAGCTCGGCATACTTTTCACTACCAAGTCTAAAAAATGAATTAGTTAAATCTAAACCTTCATCAATATGCGCTTTTAGTTCTGGTGAAACGTTTTCCCAATCTTCAAATGTCTTTATAAACTTCATATCTTACTTTTCTAAAAGGTCTTTTCGATCTAGTTGTTTATAAACCTCTTTACGTGTTTTTTCCATCTTTTCAGCATATTCTGGATCTTCGTTCCTGTTAAATACAACCTGTTGTGTTAATGAACCACTGATTGCTTTTAAATCTTTTTTACGGGTTTTAATTAACCATGCTGCCAAATCTTTAGGTGAAAGGTCTCTAAATCTTCCTTCAGCATCTGGAAAATCTGAATCTTGCCATTTTGGAGAATTTTCAGACACGAATTGTTCAAAGTATCCAATAAATTTCATCATGACGGTCTGTTTTTATCTTTAGCATAAGGCTGAGAATTATCTTGTATCCATCTCTTGCCTAGCGGATTTTGAACGGGTGTTCTTAAATGTCTATTGATTTGTTTTTCAATTTCATTAAAAAGATCTTGATTGTCATATGATGAGTTATCAACAATTAGCAACCTATCTGCACCAAAAAGTTTTTGAAATTTACCTAAGTTATATTGAACATCATTCCACATTTTTTCAACAATGGCATCAGGTAGTTTGCGTGCTCTATTTCTATTTCTTTCAAGAGCAACTTCAAGCGATGTATTTACGAATATCATGTACGTATCGTATCCTAAGTCTTGATACAATTTTCTTTTAGACTCAATTTTTTCAAAATCTTTACCAGTACCGTCAATAACTTGGCCTAATCTACCACTTATGTAATTAGATTGCATCTTTCTAGTAACCTCCTTAGCTTTATTCCTAACCTTCATGACCTCTGCCCATACTTCAGTATCTTTAGCGTATTGCGCTAGTTTACCAGCATCATATCCAGCATCTTTAAGTTTCTTTTCAAAAGCATTGTCGTTATTAACTAATTTTAAACCAGTTGCATAAGAAACTGAAGAGAGTGCTTTTTTAGGAAAATCAAATAATTCTGTAGCAACGTAAGATTTTCCAGAGCCAGGGCCTCCTGCCATAAAAAAAGCTTTAAGTATTCCTGGATCATTTACGCCTTCATTAATTTCAGACTCTGATATAGCTCCTTTCTGATTAAACATAGATCTATTTACAGTTATGACCCCAGAATCATCTTGTAGTTTTATAACATATTCATCTACATCAACTACTGTGTATTCTTGACCATAGTATAGTACTTTAGTATCAAGCTTAATCGCTTTAAAATCGTCCTTGCTTATTTTTTCTCCGTATTTCTTTACAAAGTCTTCAAATAGCTTAATATATTTCATAGTTAAATATCTTTATTGTTTAATTAAAAAAGTGTCGATCCCAGTCTCTAAGTAGATTCTTAGCCCTTCCTCCATTGAAAACCTTGTTAAGAAGATACTGTACCTCTTTTCTTAATAATTTAGCTTGATCTTCAGTTGACCATTCTGCTTTAATTCTTGTCTCACGATCCGGATCTAGAATTACCTTAATTCCAGCCTTCTCAAGCTCTTCTCTTCTTTCGTCAGTAAAATGCTTTTCAATAGAACCATAATAATCGGGTAAATATGCCGACCCGCTCGGTTTATGTTTCTTTTCGTTGACGAATTTTTCGAACAGTTTTATGTGTTTCATTATGCTCTTTTAATATTTTCTGCCGGAATTGTTTCATATGAAACTGCTGATCTGGCTTCTTTTGGCATCAAAGGATCTTCCCATAAATTTAAACCCTTCGTGTCAATCTCTAAAACAACAGGATCCTGTATATCAAATAAATCTTGAACCATCTTAACTCCTTTTTTAGATCCTACAACAAATGCAGCGTTGTATGTTTGTTCAGTGTTTGAGTCTCCGACCGAAGAACCAAATTGATCTGAATGAGCAGATGCATTTCTAGGCTCTAGTCCATTAGTTAAAATAGATTCAACATTTGCCGATGCTGCAACATGATACGCCTTTCTTAATTTAGAAGGATATACTGTAAATATAAAACTAATGCCGTTCCCCATATAATACCCTACGCTCGTCTTCACTGCCATCATATCTCCATCTTTAGCAATCTTTTTAATTGAATTGATTGCCTTTTGCATCTTTGGAGGTATAACCTTAGTTTGATTAGGTAAATCTATACTTAACGTAGTACCTGATCCGCTAACTTCATAGCCTTCTCCTTCTAAAAACTTTCTAACTTTTTCTTGTGTTGAAATAGGATCTGCAGCCTCGCTTACATTCTGCATCGAATCCCATTCTTCAAATAATTTTACATGTTTATTCATGATATATTTATATCTTTAAAATTTAGGTATACCTCCTATTTTTGTCGCCCTTCTTCTCCAAACGTCCATTACTTCCTTTCTTGTTTTAGGAGTTAAATATTTTTGGGTGTCTAAATAATTGTTAACAGCGTCGATCATTTCGATTTTTCTCTTTTTTGCCTCATATCTAAGACCTTGTAGATTTGCGTCTACTTCTTTTGGTAAGATTAAGTAGTGATATTTTGGTAAAAAATCTAGTTCAATTAACTTTCTTAATTCTGTATCATCTTCCTGTGGCTTTCCCTTTCGGTAATTACCAACACTAACGCCATCTTGGGTTATATGTTCTATTTCATGTCTCATAACATCTGCAAGATGCATGTATGTATTTGACCATTCTCCTGGAAGCCATTTTGGGTTAATTGCAAAATCAATTATAATATAAGGAGTCTGATCTTCCCACTCATCTTCTTTTTCATCATAGACTTCGTCTCTACCATCAGCACCAGTACTATTAAGTATTTCAAATCCATTTCCTTTAAAGTATATACTTGCTTCTAAGTCAAATTCTATTCCCCTGTCAGTATCCTCAATCTGATCGATATATGTTGATTCTTTTTTACCAGAATTAAAATCGTTAACCCATTTTGTAAATACTTTTCGCACTAAGGATCCTGAAAGAGTATCCCAACTCTTTCTACCCTCATTTAAAAAAAGGTCTATTGATTTAATGTGCTTCATATTCTATATATTATAAAAAAAAGGGGATCGTTTCCGATCCCCTTCAACCTAAAAATAAAGTAACTTTTAGCTATTTATGCTTTCATTACTTTTTTCATCAACTTTCTCAGTGAAAGTTTTATTTAGAGATTCTAGACAGCCTTCAGCATCTGCAATTTGCTGAATCAATTTATCCATCTCTTCAATAATCTGAGGGTGTTCTCCAATACCCACAGAATTTGAGATGTAAACCTCTAGTGCTGCTATCGCCTCTAATCGTCTAGCGCTATATCTTGCCTTTAACGCCTCTACCTTAAGATTTGCCATTTAATTATTTCTTTCTTTTAGTTGATTAATAATTTCTTGAAGTCCTCCAAAAGTGATTGCAGCTCCGGCAAACATCCAAAACTCTGGGGTTGTAATTTTAAAAAATGCAACAATCCAAAAAATTAAAGATTGGAATCCTAGTTGATTGTTACCAAGAGTCTTAAAAGCTCCTGTAAAAAAGTTACCTATTTTCTGTAGCATATTACTTATAATTTGTATCTTATATAAGAACACCAGTAAATTGTTTCACATATTGTTGTATTGCTAATTCTTTTGCCTTTGCTTCGATCTCTATGTCAAGATTCATGCCGTAATCTTCAATTGGCTCATACACATAATCAGCATGCGCTCTCATAATAACAGAAGCGTCCTCGTGAAGTTTCTTTGCTGATGAATAATGACATAGTTGTCGAATGCCTTTTGGCCAGGTTTGAGCTGCCAATTCAAGTGCTTCCCTTTCTGGCATTGGGTCATTGTAGCAACGATGATGGTGGTAATCAAATGTAATTGGAGTACCGCAAGATTGCCAGATTTCGTATAGGTCTTCGACTCCATATTGTGCTGGTTTGTCGTCGTTTTCTAGAACCAGGCGTGACTTAACTGTTTCGTCTAGTCGATGGAAGTTTGTAATAAACCTTTTAATTGCAGCGGGCTTATCGCCATATGTACCTCCAGCATGGATATTGATTGGAGCTTCATGGGTTCTTGGTAGACCCATTGCATCCATAATTTCACCATGCTGTCGTAATTCTTTGAGTGTTTTTAGGACAACATCTTCCCGTTCTGAAGTTAGGATATTAAACTGACCCGGATGGAATGTGATACGTTGACCATATTTTATTGCAAGAGTACCTGCACCCTTCAATAGATTCTTAATCTTTGTCCAGTTTGGAAGGTCTTCAAGTTCATATTCAGACATCCATGGAAATAAGTTAGAACTCATCCGGTACATCTTAATACCATGTTGATTATTCCATTTAATGATTTCAACCATGTCGCGAACGTTGTTCTCTGCCAATTCTCCAGCATACTCGATACCTTTTGCTTGAAACGTTCGCTTAATCATACCGCGACCAATTTTTACACCTTGTTTATCAAGAGTAAGGTTAATGCAACAATATCCGTAATTTACCATTTTATAAAAGTTGAAATAAAACCAATAATCATCCTAATTAACGCAATTGGCCAAAATAAACCTACGATAATTCTTTCTAGAAGAGAAAACCGTAATTTTTCGAACTCTTTACCTAAAAAATTAATCAGAGAATCATATATGAAGTTAAAAATAACGCCACATAATAAATAATATACTAACTCTTGACTAATTAATCCCATTCTTTTTCAAATGTATACCAGTGATCAGCAGATGCACAATCGCGGGCGGCTTCAGTTACTATAGTTATAGAGTCTTCAAGAGAAATTGTTTCAGTAATAAATCGGACATTCATTTCTACTAAATGTTCGTTTTTCAATTTGGAATGAGACCAACTACCTAAACCACTGATTAAACGACTTGTAATATCTTCAGGACTATTAAACCTGGTGCCCCAATATAGATCATCTGGGTATTTTTGATTGTCATTTAGTTCAATGACTAGTCTTTTAAGTTCATCAATTCCTATCTCAGATTGAACTCGATCGACAATTGATCTAATTTGAGATTTAGATTTAAGAGCGGCTTGATAACCGCCTCCTCCAATTCCATTACATTTAATTTCTTCTGCGACAAATGTGTAATTCATATTGCTTATCTTTTAACTATATAGCTAATATAAACCTTTTTTACGACATAAAAAAATCCGGTGATAAAAAAATTCACCGGATTCAATATTTTTTTAGAAGTGTAAATATCTACAGTGTTTTGATATTATTCTTTTTCATCCATTCAGCTAGTTTTTCATGTGCTGCATTAAAGACTCTAGATCTATTGTAATCTTTGCCAATATTCTTAAAGTATTCTTTAGCCAAATAATATGCAGGTTCCACATCCTCGTTATTAGCAATCTTATCTTTAATTTGCTTAGAAAGATCTAAGGCAATTGCTGCACCTTCAAAAAAGAATGCAGTATATCCGGTGATATCGTTGTAATGGTCATTAATTAGTTTAGCAGCTAACTTTCCAAGAGCTTTTTCTCTTTTATCGGTACTAAACTTTTGCTCGTCACTAAGCGTATTCCACCATAAGTAAATGTAGTTATGCTCAGCATCATAAACAGGATCCATGAAACCACCTTCAATAATTTCTTTCATTTGATCTTTGATCCATTTAGGCCATTTTATTTTTCCATTAGCCTTAACCCATTTACCGTATTCAAAGCCGCTCCAAAAACCTTCGGTAACAAATTGTTCAAATAATTTAATATGTTTCATTTTTTCTGTATATGATTTCATTAATGTATATATCTAATAGAAAGGGCCTGAATTAACAGGCCCTTTAATCACAGGATCGTATTTAGAGTTTGCTTGTCTTAAAGAGTTGCTGGATCGATCCTTATTATCAGATTTCTATTTGAACTTAATTAATTGAATATAAAATAAAGTTTGCTGTAAGAAATCTTAAAAGTTTTTATATCTTTTGGTTTTAAACAAGAGAATTATTTCGCGCACTAGTAGGCCAGTAGGATTGTGAGCTGGTTTCATCCACTGTACACCTTCCTTTGGATAAAAATGATAACGTTCCCATCTTGCCATAGTCATTTATATATCATATCTTTACATCAGCATATCTGTCGCTTAAAATGGTCTCATCCATAATTGATACTGGATTAAACTCTTTTGCAGTTAAGACTGAAGTCATAATCGCAGGTGAGAAGCCGCTGATCAATGCAGTTCCAGTTTTGTCAAATGCAACTGGCACATCACCTCTACGAGACTGAATATTCCAGTAGACAATCTTTGGCATCTTGTAACCAGCATCACGGTACTTGGTCTCAATCATTTGCTGAGCAGTTGGATTCCATTCAGTCACTGCCGATTCGCCCATCCATCGACGAGAAGCAGTCGCCTCATCAAATTGCATATCTGATAGGATCAAGATCTTGTCAGGCATTTGATCCTGTGATACGTTGTGCTTCTTTGCTTGATCTAATACTAAATCAAAAGCCGCTTCAAGATTAGTGTTCATGCCCCAATCAGAGCTTGACATTTGACGGTAACGATCTTTAAGATCTCCACTCAAAACTTCAAGTTCAGGTTCGCCGCTAAATGTCAAGAAAGCATCTTTAAAAGGACCCTCATTTCTCTCAGCAATGTACATACCCAACGAGATAGCAACATTCAAACAGGTTACGTTTGCATTATTACCTGCAGCACAACTCATTGAACCAGAAACGTCGACCATTGGCAAAATCATGTCATTCGCACCTTCTAAGTAATTAGGCAATGCCTTCCACTGTTCAGTCGCTACTTCTTCATTTCCAAATTGCAATGATTTAATCACATCGTATGGGTAAACTGAGCTAGCATTAATCTTAGTCTCGCCTTTCTTAAGAGATTCCAAGTAGTTAGTGTAGCTTTCATTAGCATTTTTCATAAATGCACGTTGGTAACGAGCTGCAGCAACAGATGGCACTTGAGAGAACTCAATAGCATCCCATTCTTTAGCACACATTTGCTGTTCAACCACTCGAGTCAAATTAACTAGAAGCTGACGATATCTTTTTGGGCTTAGACCCATAAAGTTACGCAACTTAGCTGCAGTTTTACCTTGACGTGGCATCCATTTAGCACA